CACCGGATGAAATTAAGCAACTGTGCAAAGATGCCGAGGCAACCGGAAAGATCAATCTTGATACGTCAAGGTTAGATCCTAACGGTATTGCCCTGATGAAATCTTTTCAGCAGGGGCTTGATGGAACGTGGGGAAAGGCCAAGCGTGAGCGCGAGGAAGCCGCCAAAGAACGTGCGGAAGTCGAGCGTATCCGGGCCGAATTTGAACAAGCCAAGAGGGATGCGGAGAACAAAAGGATTTTTGAGCAAGAGAGAGAAGAACTTGGGGAAGATATTGCCAACGCCAACAAGCGTGAGCGCGAGATGCAGGAGCGGCTTGAGAGGCTTGAAATGGAAAACAGACAGGCCAAAACCCAAGCCCTTGCCATGCAGATTAGGGAAGATTACCGTAACACTTCGTCCAAGTATTTCATTCCGCAGGATCAGAATTATGAAGATACGATTTTAGCGGCAATTTATGGCGCAGATTTGCTTCATCAGGGGCGCGGGGAATATCCGCGTACCATTGAGGAAAGCGCCGCTAACTTTGCCGATAAGTTCGGCTTCACCAATGTTGACAACCTGTGGAAAATCATTCGCTCTAATCCAGAAAACGAAAAAGCTGTTAGGGCTTATTATGAGAATGATTACATTCAAAGAAAAGCCAAAGGCCCGACCGTATCTCCGTCATCTGCGGCCAATGTTCCGATTCAATCAAAACCCGCCGGTGCGAATGACCAAAACAAGTCTATTATGGATATTGTGAGGGAAACCCTTAATATCCCGGCTGGAGAAGAAATTATACTAACCAATAACTAATACTTAGGAGGTATTATTTAAAATGGCTACGAATGTTGCAAGAAGTGATTATGTAAATGCTATTATAGAGGCTTATGCCAAAGAAGTTACCAAAGTCCCGCTTATGGATTCCTGGCTGTATAACGGTATTCCGTTTGAAACCGTCAATCAAAAAGGTGAAGATAAGCTGAACTTTACGTTCCAGACCCAGGGCAACGAGTCGGCCTTCCTGACTGCGGAAGGTGCGGCTAATGGTGCGGCCAATGTTCCCGCCTACGCGAAGGGATATACCTACCTCAAAAAGATCGGCGCTCCCATGCGCTTCACCGAGGAAACCGTATTCCTGAGCAAAGACCCGAATACCATCGTCAAAACCCTGGAAACCTACACCAGCGATACCGTTGCGGCTTACGAGATGTTGAGGGAATTTATGATTCATCAGCCGGGTACTGGTATTCTGGCCACCCTCACCGCCGTTACCTCAACCGCCGCCACGACTTCCGTGTTCACGGTTGATTCGGCCCGGTGGCTGCGTGTTGGCATGATTGTGGATGCCTATACCAGTTCAACAGAGAACATTGACAGCATTACCATCACGGATGTCAATTATGACACCAACGTGGTTACTGGCACTCACGCATCGGATACCATTGTGAGTGGCGATGTTCTCTATCCCCACGATTCTTATGTTTCCGGTTCCACGATTGTTACGTCCTATTTCTGGAATGGTATCGAAACTTTGATTAATGATACGGATACCGCTTTCGGTACGCCGCTGACCACCGGCCTTGATCGTGACACGCAGAGTTTTGCCAAAGCGTGTGTGAAATATGGCAGCACTCCCGGCACTGCGGAGGCGCTTACCCTTGGTCGTATGCGGGCCGTCTGCGATTCTATTGACGTGAACTGGGGTCGCTCCATGCCCACCATCATCTACACCGATCCCGGTTCTCTGAACGCTTACAATGAACTGCTGACCAATAAGCAGGCTCCGACGATCAATATGCCCACCGAGGATGGTTGGCCGGAAGCCGTTGCGTTTGTGTGGAATGGCAAAAAGATGCGCGTTCTGTCTAAGAGGCTGGCTGCGCCCAAGACGATGTTCTTCATCAATCCGTCCACGCTGAAAAAGTACATCGGCGGTGAAACGGGTTGGGATACGATGGCTGGTACTTTCCAGAAGGTTGCTGGCTATCAGATTTTTGAGCGCATGTATCGCGGTTGGGGCAACCTGATCTGCACGAACTTCCGCGCTAACGGCAGGCTGAATGACATCACTGCCGTTGTGTAATGGGTACTATAACTGAAACTAGCTGGGGGCCGAAATGGCCCCCTTCTATAAGGAGAAACTAAAATGTTTGGTGGAATTATTACAAAACATGATAGCGCGGGAACGCCCTATCTGAAAATTCATGGAAAACTGGATCTGATTTCCGCAGATGGTGGGGGTATTTATCAGGATGGTAGCCTAATTGCCGGAACCGAACTTGGATACCTTGACGGCGTTACCGCTGGTACGGCTACCGCAAGCAAAGCCCTTGTGCTTGGTTCTGCCAAGCAAATTTCCACCATTACCACGGCTACGATTACTAACCTCACCAATACCACGTTGACAGCTACGACCATTAATGAGAGCGGCTTGCTTACCCTGTCCGGCAATACCGGCATCAACTTTACCGGCACCGCGATTACCAAGGGGATCAACTTTGCATCTGCGGTTGCGGCCATGTCGGATGCTGACGATGCGTTTATTTCGTATGGTACCTGGAATGATGCGGTTGTGGTTGGCGCTCGTACCGCGCATTTCGTTCCCTTCCAGGTTCATATGCACTCCAACGAGGCGCACACTTCTGACATTGCCGCTATGCGCCTGCGGGTTGACACGGCGGCGACCAGCACCGGCACCGCCCATCAGGTTCTTCAGATCAGGCAAGACATCGGCCACAATGTTGGTTCTGTGGGAACTATGGGTGCTGGTCTTACCATTAGCGCCGCCTCGGCCATTGGTGTTGGCGAAGTGGTTTGCGGTGGTTTCTCTATCGCCGGTGCTTACAAGGCTACTCCGAGTTCTGGTTCCAATAAGGTTACAGTCCTTCAGGCTTGTAACTGGAGTACCTATGCCGGAACGTCAACTAACTATATTTTCGATGCCTACCAGAACGGCGCTGGAAATACGGTTGACGCCGTTATCCGTGGCAATGTAATTGCCGGTACTGCGACGGCGGGATTGGAAATTGTAAATACCAGCGGAACGCTAACAACTGGTATTCAGGTAACAAATGCGACCCTCGGTGCCACTTCGGAAAGGGCCATTAAGGTTTCCACTTCTCAGGCTGCTCCGAATATGGCGGATGGTTATGGCGTTGTTGAAATTGACCATACCATCAGTGGAACGGTTGCCGGTTATGCCTGCGCTTCCTCCACCTGGATTAATGTGGCCGCAAGCACCGTTTGCGGTAGCAACACGGTTTGCGTTCGCAATGATGGCATTTATGTTTCCGCTACCGGCACGCCGATGGCCTCTGCTACCGCTATTATTGGCGGTAGGATGCAGTATGTGGCCGAAGGCGGAGGCAACCCCGGAGCGCTGTATCTGTGGCAGACCAACATTTACGACAACGTGCTTACTGCCATGTTTAGCGTGAACACTATCGAGGATTTGGGTGGTTCTACGGGTGCGGCTTCTAGTGGCGGCTGGAAGATTCCGTTTGTTAAGTTCACCAATACGGGTACTGTCTATTACATCAATATGTACACTTCGTAAATTGTAAATCTGGCGGGGGGCTTCGGCCCCCCGACCTTAAATAAGGAGGTGCTTAAATGCACGTTACAGTTGAGGGTTTGTTTGAGGTTAATGCCGTTTTGAGTCGCGGGCTTAATGGCGTTGATCCGTACACCGGAGCAAGGGTTGAGCAGATCAAGGAATTGCCTACGGGCATTTTCCGCCATCTCAGGCGCTTACACAGGGCCATCAAAGATGAATTGGAAGTTGTCGCCCCCGACCACAAAACATTTGTGGAAAAGTGGGCGGTGGACGGTAAACTACCGGCCAAGGACGCCGAGAATTTCCAAGAGTATTTAAGGGCGTATATGGAATTTTTTGGGGAAATGATCGTTATCCCGTTTTCTCCGTTTCACCTGGAATTGCTCGATGGGCTGAAAATCGTTGTTCCCGTTGACGTCATGAACATCATGGAGAACGTGAACGAAGCCATTGAGAGCGAAGCGAAAGAAAAAGAAAAGGAACAGCCCGCGACGGCTGATACCGATAAAGGGGTAGAAACCCCGAAAGCCGATGCTTGACATTGGCACAAACCCCGGAGTTGGCCCCCAATCGGGGGCCTCTCCCTTTCAGTTGGCATTGTGGGCAAGCGGCAACCCCGCACCCAGGGAGAATAAAAATGATTAAAGAGAAGTCAACCGGTTCGTCGTCTTACAGGAACAAAGAGTGGTATTTGCCCATCATCAAGGGTATGGATATGGCGGGTGCATATAAGTTCATTAGTGAACATTTGAAAGCGCCGTCGTTTGTATATGAGCCGGACAATGCGGCTGCGGCATTTAAGGAAGTATTTGGCAGGGACTACGCTTCACCGCAAGAAATGGCCGCGCAGTCTGCCGCAGAGAAGATTAGGGAACTTGAGGCCGAGAACGCAAGGCTAAAAGCGGCGACAACTACTGGCCGTAGTTCACAGATGGATGGCTTACCGGACGGCGGCTCACAGACGGACGATTCACAGGAGGGCGCAACGGATAAACTTACGCAAGAACAGTTTGCCGTCGAGCATACCGAAATCCCAGCCGGTCTGAAAATGTACCATGCTTATCAGAAGTACCTAAAGGAAAAATAATGTATCCGCACTGGCGCAGGCGTGAAGATTTGGACGGTGAAATCTGTTCAATCATGGGGCGATCCGATCTTGCAGTATATGAGGATTCACCCCACTCTTGTATCCACATAATGATCGGGGACTACGAGTTCACGTCTGCGCTGTTTCCTCTTGATGATGCTATCAGGAATGACTTGCGGCAACAGGCGTTTCTTTTGCAAAACGGCACAAATGAAGATGAAGTTGAGCGCATACGAGATGCCAACGAAAAACGGGAAAAGTATGGCGAGGCGCAATTAGAAGAAGCGAGGGCCGGTGTTAGAGAGATGGGAACATGGGAATACGAGCATCGGTTCTTGGGTAGGGAAGTGAAGCCGATGATAGTTATGCCGGAAATAAAATGATAATTTATGAGGTTGGCGTGGGAAATACGGAGGGCGCGACAATGCGTAAACTAACATGACGGTCACACAAATAAGAAGTCTTTTGCGGGTACTAATCGACCAACCCTCAACGGCAATATGGAGTAATTCTTCACTCAATTCATTGATTTTTTCCGAATACCGCGACATTTGCAACGAGATTGCTTCACGGTGGCCCAAATATTACATAACGTCCAGTTCTGTTGCGACTACGGCCAATACCGCAACTACGGCACTGCCGACATCGTGTACTTACTTCAATAAGTTGGTCGATAGCGAAGGTTGTGTGTTGGCATATCTGCCCAGTTCGCAATTCGATCATACTGCGGCAAATTCCAAGCCGCTTAGATATGATATTGTTGGCCGCAATTTCTGGTGGAATCCTACGCCAGATGCAATTTATACCTATACCGGATACTACAATGCCATGCCAACGGATTTGTCTGGTGAATCAGACGTTCCGAGTCTGCCGCCGAACTTCCACGACATCTTGGCCTATGCCGTAGCCGTAAATTCCAAAATGGTAAAGGACGAGGACGCACAGGGGGTTTATGCCAGATATGAACGCAAAAAGGAAATGTTGCTTCACCAGATCGGCACCACGCAAACGAATAATGCGCGGCGTGTTACAAGCGCCTATGACGCAAGCGAAGAATGATAAAAAAAGAAACCATTCCCGTACCGCCGTTCAAGGGGCTATTTTTGGATGGCGTTACCGTTCCTGGCGGTTTAAGCAAGGCCGAGAACATAGTCCTTCTCGCTGATGGTACGGCAGAGCGCAGGTCGTATGAGCGTACACTAACAAACACGGAGGCTTGTGAGGCCAGCCGTGGGCCAAAGGAATTGTTTGAACTCAGGAAAAACGATGCCACACGCTACATATACTGTGATATTGATAATACCGCTGGCGTTATAACATCTTTTGGGGCAGAACTGGTTGCTGGGTCTAGCGCAATAACCGCATGGACGGACGTTGACGATTGGGCGCTTAGTACGACCACTTGGGTACACGATGGGTCTGGAGTTACTGCGCTTGTCGGCAAACCGGCAGTTGTTGCCACCACCAAATATCGCGTTGTAGTTGGCGTGACCTGCGCGTCCACATCAACCGACGGTAATTGGGCATATACCTCGATCGATAGCGGCACTACATGGACGAATTGGGGTGGAGCAGTATATACGGTATGGTTGAATAAGTGGACACATACCGCTGGACTCACTACGGCATTATCAGCACTGGCCGATTTTACTCCCGTAGCTGGGGCATCTTATTCTATAACCATTTATGTCACACAGACAAGCGCAACTGGTACTCTAAGCGTATATCTTGGTGGAAAATTGGCCGGCACAATATCTGCAATTGGAGCAGCATCGCATACGTTTATTGTAAGATTTGCCACAGATGCTACGGCATTAAGATTTGTGCCAACTACCGATTGGGCCGGGTCGATTGACAAGGCCTGGCCCGGTGTGCCGATTAGCGGAGTGGTTTATTGGGCATCTGTTAAAAAGTTTATAGACCCGGCAGGCCCGGATGAGCCATCAAATTGGGACACCACGGCCGGGCCGCACTATCCGTGGTACGGATACGAAATGTTAAACGTGCAACCAAGCAATTGGTACACGGAAGTTGCGGCAAACGTATCTCAGGGCGTTGCAATTACCCTGGGCGGCGCGGCCTGTGGAACTGTAACGGCTTCCGGTGAATATACCTATACTGTGACGGCAGCCACAACTGCCGGATTGACATTTACGCCCACTACGGCCTGGGGCGGGACCATAACCAAAGCATCGGTTATGGCCGTAACCGAAACGGAAAGTTCTAAAACGAAGGTCATTGGTGGCGTGGTTACGGGCGAAGCTGAACTCGAAGTGGCGTGGATTGACATTCTTACTGGCCTAACATCCGGTGATTCCGTGCGCCCGCAATGGACGCAATTACAGGACAGGGCGTTTAGGGTCGATGGGACTAATAGTAATTATTGGTTTCAAGACTCAAGCGATTATCACTATTTGGGCTGTCCCGCACCAGCCGCCATACCCGTTGTGGCCAGCACGACCGGCGGCTCCATTTTGCCCGATGATTACAATGTTGCATATACTTATGTCAAGAAGTATGATTCGTATGTGGTCGAGGGCAATCCGAGTCCCGCTGCGTATATAACGATTGCCGGAACAGCCATTACCGTTGGTGTTATAGCCAGTACGGAAAAGGATATTACCCACATCCGCATATACAGAACACTTAAAGATGAAAGTGGCAGCGATTATTATTTTGACCAAGAAATACCAAATGCAACCAGAACGGTTACATTAAAGAACTCGGATGATGATATTGGCGATGGCGAAGTGCTTGAGTTCGATCACGATATGCCGCCCAAGGGGAAATATATTCTCGGTGGTGGTAGCCGCTTATGGCTAGTTGACACATCTGGAACTCTGCATTGGAGTCGCCTGGACGAACCGGAACTTATGCCCGCCGTAAACTATATGACATTCGATCCTAAGGACGGCGACAGGGTAATGGGACTTTGCCCGCTCCGTAAGCACATTCTGGTATTTAAGCGTCGCAAAACATGGCTGCTTGATATGTTTAGCGAAAGCATTTCAGACGATGGGTCTGCCGCACTAAGCAAGGATGTGGTTTCAAGTAATATCGGTTGTATCGCCACAGGCAGCATACAGGCAGTAGGCACCGACTCGGCCATTTGGCTTTCACACGCCGGATTTGTTTTGTATAACGGCGGCACGATTAAGAACATATCTGCCGGGGATGCTGCAACCGGAACCCCAAGCCGCATACAGTCTGTTATAAATAACTTCATCGCCGCTGGTGCAGAAAACTTTATTGACAGCGTGTATCATACGGCCAAACAACTGTATCACGTCAACTTCATAACCAGAAACGCTGATGGTGACGAAATAACTGAGCAGCGGCATTTTGTTTATAGCATGGTCACGGATACATGGACTGAATATGCCTATTACAATACGGCTGGCGTAAAACAATATGAGATCAACTTCGCTTACGCGCATGATAGCCTGGATAGGGAAGTGATATTGATTGCATTTCTCACAACGTCAACCGGCGAAGTAATGTATGTGTACCAAACCGAATATGATGTTTTGGTTACAAGACATGGCGACGGAAATCTTGGCAGTGCCACCGCTTCACCGCCGCTGTATATGTTCCCCGATACGTCTGGCAATGTTTATGCCATTGATACGGACGGGCTAATAACGAAAACAACTTCTGCCGGAGTCAAATCAACAATAGCAACATCGGCTAATGTTCACGCCGCGCACGAAACGGGATATACGCCGTCATGGATTACGGGAGATTTTATGATCTCCCATGCCCTATATGATTCGGCAAATGCCTGTATTTATTTGAAGGTGTGGGGTGTAGAAGGCCCGCCCGAAACGCCAGGAACAAATATTCGGGTGTCTGTCATTAGGGTTACACTCGCGGGTGCTATAACGCTAATAAAAGCATTTGACCAATACGAATTTACATTCCCCAATTATGAGGAAATGACGGACGATGCCCAATACCAACAGATTGAATTGGGCGATATGATACTGGATTCTACTGGCGCAAATATGTTCGTATTTGATCGGGGAACGCTGTATAAAATAGCCACACCCGCTGGTACTCCCGTTGTTTCAACATATTACACATTTACGGGATACGAAGCAACTATGGTTTGCTACGGCATGGGACTTTGTGGAAACAACCTGTATATACACTATATTCCCACCGCCGCAGTATTCGATGGATACGAGTGGGCTGATGCCCCTGCCGGAACGGAAACGCAGCGCATCGGTAAATTTACCGACATAACCGGAACCGCATCTTTCAGTTCTTGGGAAATTGGAACGGAGAAAACATACGCTTCCGGTATGCTGGTATATTCCGATACGGAAATATATCTTTATGGGTTATACGATGATGCCGGAGGAAGTGGCTGGCACACGATATATAAAATGACATTTAGTGCTGACGCATGGACTTCCGCAGCCGTTGATGCCCCAAAAGTCGCTCATGGTGATTGCACATCGGATCGGGTACACTATAATCCAAATGGTTATTTCGTTTACGCTTCGCTTCAAGACTCCGCCTATGATGATATTTTAAACGGCGATTCGATTGTTATTTGTAATACCGATTGGGATATTGTTGACTCAATTACAATAGGAAGTTATGAGGATTCACATTTTCTAGGGGCAACGGTTATTGATCCAGACGCGAGAGCAATTTATGGGGTAGTTTATACCCCTGGAGTTTAAGATGGATTATTATATCTATAAAATGCTTGCTCCGGCAGACTTGATTATTGGTGATCTGGAAACTGGTGATATGTACGGGGTTGTGGCTAGAATTGTTTCAAACTATAATGATCTCGGCACTCCGGCAGAAAAGCGTATTTGTCGGACATATCTTCCCGTAGAAAGTAAATATCACACCCTGGGCATATTCCATCTTGAGCCGGATTATGCGGTAAACGAAACAACGCACGTTGACGGAGAAACAACTGAACCGGACGGCAGCGTTTCCAAAGCTGAATTTTCACATAGGGGGCAAAAAACATGGGCATATACCGATAGCGCATTTAGTAGCACCGTAGAGGCGACAAAAGATATTCGCCTCGATGTTGGCACTCGGTGCAAGGCGTTTAGATATGCGCTACATGTTGGCGATGGTGTTGAATCAGAGCATGGGACGCTCAGGTTTAAGCCGCCGTATGTTGATGTTCAAATATTAGGGAAAGAGTAATGGCCGATAATCCCATTTCAATTAGGGTGCCTCCGAACAGCGATGCGCTTACCGCCGATAATTGGCGCGAAGTTCAGCGGTTGGCGAAACGGGCCATCGAAACTAAAAATAAAGTTGACAGCCCGACAACCGGACTGTCAACCGTACAGGGTAAAATTAAGATTGACGTTCACGATGCCGTTGCCGATTATCTTGGCAGTAAATTATTGGCTGGCACCGGCGTTACGCTGTCGGCGGGAATGGCCAGCGGTGGCAAGACACTTACTATAAACGGCCATGTTCCGGTTACGCTGGCTACCAATCACGGCCTGTCGTTGTCTGGGCAAGCGCTGGCTATGGGAACGCCGACAACGGTTAGTGCCGCAACCGCCAACGCGGTTACAACCACAACCCATTCCCACGCAATATCGTTGGCCATTAACGATCTGTCTGATGTTGACATTACATCAGTAGCCGATACCAATGTGCTCAAATATGATTCGGCAAGTGAAACGTGGAAAAACGCCGCATTTTCGGGATTGACCGATGGTGACAAGGGCGACATTACCGTTAGTGGAAGTGGTACTACATGGACAATAGACAATAATGCCGTTACTCTGGCAAAACTTGCAACGCAAGCGGCAGAGAGCATCCTTGCAAATGCCACTGCCGGAGCCGCAGTACCAACGGCATTGGAAATTGCAGAGCAGACAGTTGTCGGGCGTATTACTGGTGGTCATGTGGTGGGTTTAACGCCGACACAGATCAGGACACTCATCAATGTAGCAGACGGAGCAAACGCTTATGTCCATCCTAACCACTCAGGTGACGTTACTTCGGTTGCGGATGGAGCGCAAACTATTGCCACCGCTGCCGTATCGTTGGCAAAGATGGCGGACTTGGCGCAGGACAAGATTATCGGCAGGGCAACGGCATCCACGGGCGTGCCTGAGGCAATCGCTTGCACCGCCGCTGGCCGAGCCTTGCTTGACGATGCGAGTGCGGCAGACCAGCGGACAACGCTTGGGGTTGGGACGGGGGACAGTCCCGTGTTTGTTACGGCTAAACTGAGCGGCCTGACAGACGGCTATGTCCCGTATCACAAGACAGATGCCGATGGGCTGGCGAATAGCCCCGTGTCGGTCAGTAGCGGAAATGTCGTGGTTACTCCGGCGGCATCCAGCGAGGCGACACTTGGTGCAACGCTGATTACCAACGGCGACTTTGCAACCAACGACTTGACGGGCTGGACAGCAGCAGCAGGATGGAGTGCGGCAACTGGCAAAGCGGTACATACCGCTGGAACAGACACCACGCCATTGGTGCAAGCGGTATCGGTTACTAACGGCTCCGTCTATCAGGTCACCTGCACGTCCAGCGACAGGACGGCTGGTACGCTGACGCTGACATTCGGTTCATTGACTGGCAGTTATTCTGTCGGTGCTAATGTTACCAGCAACTATACATTTTCCGCAACGGCAACGGAAAGCATCAACCTGGCATTTACCCCAGATGCCGCCTTCAACGGGGCGATAGACGACATCAGAGTCAAGTTGGTTACCGAGAATACAACGCCCATCATGCTGATAAAAGATAGTGCTGGGGGCGATGCGGCTTCCATAAGGGCGAGTTATACGCTTCAAAATGTGGGGGTGGGGTTTGGGGCATTACGATATAATACTACCGGGAATACCAACTCGGCCCAGGGTGCGTATGCACTTTACTTCAACACCACCGGGAGTTACAACTCGGCCCAGGGTGCGTATGCACTTTACTTCAACACCACCGGGAATTACAACTCGGCCCAGGGGCGTGCTGCACTTTACTCCAACACCACCGGGATTAACAACTCGGCCCAGGGGTATGCTGCACTTTTCTCCAACACTACCGGGGGTAACAACTCGGCCCAGGGGTGTGCTGCACTTTACTCCAACACCACCGGGAATTACAACTCGGCCCAGGGGCGTGATGCACTTTACTTCAACACCACCGGGAGTTACAACTCGGCCCAGGGGCGTGCTGCACTTTACTCCAACACTACCGGGGGTAACAACTCGGCCCAGGGGTATGCTGCACTTTTCTCCAACACTACCGGGGGTAACAACTCGGCCCAGGGGTATGCTGCACTTTTCTCCAACACTACCGGGGGTAACAACTCGGCCCAGGGGTATCAGGCTGGTTATTATATCGCAGACGGAGTAACAGCAAATACGACAAGTGATTACTGCGTTTATGTCGGCCCAAACACAAAGGCATCCGCAGACGGCGCACAGAACGAAACAGTAATCGGCTACAACGCAATCGGCGCAGGAAGCAATACGGTACAACTCGGAAATACATCGGTTACGGCGGTAAAAACAAGCGGCAAATATTATGGCGTAGGAGCGAATATCACGGTTAGCGAATACGCAGATAATGCCGCTGCCGTAGCCGCAGGATTGGCAGTTGGAGATTTTTACAGGACGGGCGACTTGCTGAAAGTTGTCCACGCATAAGGAGGATAAAGAAGTGGCAAATACACAGGCATGGCTCGACAGGCAGAAATTGATAGACCGATACAATACGGTCAAGTCACAGCTGCCCTCAATCGTGGAAATGAGCGATGCAATCCAAGCACTCAAGGGTGCAATCATTGCAGACTCGGAACGCACGGCACAGTTTCAACAATTGATGCTGGAAGACCCCACGCTGACAACGGAACTCGTATTGCAAAAAATCGCACAGATAAAAGCGATGGCTGATTACATCGTGGCGAATCCGCTATAAGGAGCAAATATGGAACTGAAAACCGAAACGATTGACAAAATCACGAGCTACTTGGCAACGAGGCCGTGGCGAGAAGTGGAAGCGCTGATGCATGAAATCAGCGACCAGATTGCGGCGCAGATACAACCGAAAGCAGAAGAACCCAAAAAGGAAAATGGATAAGCACTACATCTCAGCAAACTCTAAGCGCCTCTCAGCGATGCGTAATTCTTGGAGTGCCGCCGGTCGATTACCGGCAAAATATCATGGATAAACATTTCATATCCGATTCCCTGTTGTTCGATGCCTGGTGCTGGAAGGATTGCACCCCGGCCATTCTCAAAAGGGCAATCCAGCAGCTTGCATCTATCGGCGTGAATTACACGACCATCGAGGCCGATTGCTGGTATGGCGAAAGGACACCGGCGCAGAACTACGAATTGCAGTACACGCCGTTCAAACCTTTGTCAAATGGTGAGTGGGATCTCGCTGCTCCAAATCTCGCATGGGACGTGCGGCTGAAAGAGTTCGTCCAGCTGTGCAACGCCAACGGGATCACAGTGCAGTTGCAACTGTTTACACAGCAATACGATCATTGGCGCGATTATATGCCGTGGAGCAAGAACATTAACGGCGTGAACGGCCTCTGGCCCTGCACCGACTATCATCGGGCCTACGTGCATCGGGCGGTAAATGCCTGTCAGGGCTTGGACGTGCGCTACTCGGCAGGGTGCGAATTGCTTGGCGATCCTGATGATGTTGCTCGCTTCCACATGGACGTACTGGAGATCCCGTATCTCAAAGGTGCGCCGCTTACTTCGCTGCTGCTTGGCACAGATCAGGCCGACACTTTTGTTGACCCGCCAAATTTCAGTTCGCCAGCCGAGCAGATCAAGGGCAAATTCGACAAGCTGTGGGTTGAAAAATACGGCGCAGAGGGCAAGGACTCCACGGCTTATTTCATCAGGCGCTATGCCCATGGCGTTCACCGGCTGAATGTCAGCGGGGCATTGGATATAGGCATCCGATACCATGCACCTTATGCAACGCAATGGGAGTTCAGCACAGACGGCGATTGGACGGGCGACAGTGCCTATGATTATATCGAGCATCAGGGGCGCATTGACCGCAAGCCGTCATGGGCGCAGATGTATGTATTGTCAGGCAAACTGTTCGATGCGTTCAAAAGGCCCATCGTCATAGATGTTTTCCATGAAGGGCAGTATGACGGCGGCACAGCCCGGCCTGTCATGGAGCGACTGATTGACCTTGATAAATTCGGCCTGCTCGAAAACACCATTGGCGTGGTCAATGCCTACGAGGAAAGGTTTGGCAAGCCGGAGAATCACGGCAAGGCGGTCGAGCCGTATATCCCGCCCGTCATCGAGCCGCCGGATGATCCGTATGTGCCGCCGCCCGTTACACCACAAGGCGGGGAGAACTGGGTTGGATGGTGGCGTAACAACTGGAGCTACGTTGTTGGCGTTCCCATTGTATCGTTTATAATTCTTAAAATGATAGGATGTTAGGAGGCATAATGATTAAACAAAAAATTTATGAAAAAGAGCCGTTCATGTTTGTTGGCGGCAGGAAATATTTGTTTGTATGGTCTATTTTTGTAGTGGCAACCTTCGCCATGTTTTTCAAGTTCGGCAACTTGACCGAATGGGGCGTGATTGTCATTGCGCTTGCCGGGTTCTACTTCGGCGCCAATGTCACCCAGAAGAAATTCCAAATGGATAACGAGGGCAAATGAAGCGAATGGAAGAAACACGCGCGGCACTAATGGAAGCCGTGGAGATTTACCGAGAAAAAATAAAGAAGAAGCCGAGGATATATATTAAAGAGTTCTCGTTTTTCAATTCCGAAAAATCAAAACACAATAAGGATAACTTGGTGAAAAATTGGTCGAAATGAACCTTACATTTATCATGGCGGCGGCGGCGGTTGCCGGTATATTTGCTACTGCCGCAATCAAAATATTTGGTAGTAGAAACCAGGAGTTGTGCATGGAAAGATTTAATACGAACAATAAGGAAATACTGGTAATGAAACAACAGTTTGCCGACATGAAAGACCACATGGAAAAACAACTGGAAGATATTTGCGACAAACTAAGAACAATGGATGAGAAAATAGACCGTATGTTTTTGCTTATTCCAAAGCGAAATGACAACCACTTCAAGGATACGAAGTGATTACTGTAAGCCAAGACGAGGAGCCTCCGCTTGTTAGAATTATTGCTAATTTTCGTGGTTGGCTTCGCTTCGGACTTCCTGATCGTTCGATACTATTTATACCTATCGGAAGGACGCATCTTGGCGGCAGTGGTCTCCAATTCTCTAATTTTTGTAGTGAATGTCGTTTTCGTTGGTTTGGTTGGCAGCGGAAACATTTCTCAATTAGGCGCTTATCTGATCGGGCAAAATCTTGGCATTTGCGCCGCGCTATGGTTTAGTGGAGGTAATATTGCAAGACGAAACGCAGGTGAATAACTCAATGACAAAAGATGTTTTTGATTTAATCACGGTTAGAGGGTATGGCAGGGACAAACTGCGTAAAGAGTTCGGCATATCCGAGGTAACGGCTAGGGAATGGATTGCCGTTGCCAAATACTTGCAAAAGAACAACATGCCATTCATTGCCGATCCACTGCACATGCCAAAAGCGGAAATGATTAGGCACGAAATCAGGGGTGACAAGTGGAAGTTCGCCGTTGCATCAGATTTACATATTGGATCAAGTGCGTTTCGCCTAGACTTCCTACGTGAATTCGTAAAATATGCTACTGATTGCGGCGTTGAAACATTTTTGCTTCCCGGTGATATTATAGACGGAGCAAATGTTTATCCGGGTCAGTCCTACGAACAAGACATACCCGGAATTGACGCACAAATAAAATACTTTGAGGAAGTTTTCCCAATCGTTCCCAAAGCATATTTCATTGTGGGCAATCACGAATACGCCGCGTTTAAAAGTGTTGGCAAAAACGTGGGACAGGATATTTGCCGCAACAGGAAAGAGTTTCAATATGTCGGATGCATGGAAGGGCGCATTACAATCAACGATGTATTGATTGAAATGTTCCATCCATCGGGTTCTGGTGCTTATGCCTTGTCATATAAATTACAGAAGCGCATTGAAAACTATATGCCAGGAGATAAGCCGCGTATTCTACTCATGGGACATTACCATCAGTCAATGTGCATGACGGTCAGAAATGTTACGGGTTATCAGTGCGGCTCATTCCAGGGGCCAAGCACATTCTCAAAGGCACTAAATCTCCCCAATATTACCGGCGGGTGGATTGTAGAGGTTATGAGTAACGGCAGTGAAGTTGAAAGTATCAAATCTGAATTCGTGCAAAGTTATTAAATGGGAAAATATATGATGGCAAATAAAGGAGGGGCGCATGGCTGGATTCGGCTATACTAATTATAACACTAAAACCGGAAAGTTTAAGACCTATGGACTTGGCGGCAATCAGAACACCACCAATACCGGCGGTGGCACGGCACAAAATTTTAACAACTATAACTATAATCCGCAGACAACCAGTGCCAGCACATCCGATGCCATCAATCAGCAATTAGATTATTTGAAGAATATGCCGCAGGGTCTAACTGCCGCCCAAGAACTTGCCATGCGGAATCGCATACGGTCAACCGATACGGCACAGACCAGGGGCGGGTATAATAAGATTAGGGAACTTATGGCGGCGCAGGGATTGAGTGGTGGTGGTGCCGAGCAATCCGGTATTTTGAGTATGCTTCGCAATCAGGCCGCTACCCGTCAGGGCGCGCTGTCTAATGTTGACATTGCCAATGCACAACTTGCCAACAGAAACGCATACGACCAAGCCGGTTTGATGAACAGCATGGTCGGTGCTGGAGAGCAAGCGCGACAGTTTGGTCTTGGGCAAGCCGCCAATATGTATCAATATGGCACTTCGCTTGACGAGTCAACCAGACAGTACAACCAACAGCGTAACGATTATCAGCAACAGTTGCAGGATTGGTTGGACAAACTCAATCAGGGCAACACTGCCACATCTACTACCAAGAAATATACCGTGCAGCGCGGTAGGAAATAGGAGGAGAAAATGCCTTACGGAAATAAGTTGCTTAGCATAGATCAGCTTTTGGCGGCATGGCAAAACAGGAATCAGATGGAGAACAATAGTTCTCAGACGGCCATGCAGCAGAAGTTAGCAGAGAAACAACTTGAGGCACAGGACTTGGCGAATAAGAAAGCCGCATTGGAGATGGATTTGATTACTTCTCCGTTTAATATTCAGCGTGAACGGTGGGCGGGTAGTGGTAATGCTAATACGCCAGGAGTTGATAAGGCAATATCTGATAATCAGAAGATGCAGAAGTTATCCATGCTTACTGGGAAGAATATGCCGAATATGGGCATAACTGGATATGGCGGTGGTTGGGGCGATAGGGGACATGGCGATGGTGGAGGGGAAATACAACGACCAGCACCCGGCGGTTATGAATATTATGGCCCAGATCATAGCAAGGAGCCAACCACCGTTGAGGCGGCAACACAACTTGGAAACATTATGCGCGAGGGTGTTCCCCAACAGGCACCGACCATTGCCGATCTTATGGCCGAAGAACAGGGTAATGTGGCCGGGATGCAATCGCTTGTTAATCAGGCCGGGAATCGTGGTCTTGGTGATAAGGTTGCCGGTGCCGGTCTTACTGATAATATGGAACCCACCAAGCTTGACCAAAGTCAAAAGATGGTGGATATAAATACCCAATTTGACACTTGGATGAAATCTGGTAGTACTGTCCCCCCAAAAGAATGGCCCGAAGAAATGAGAAATACTGCTGCCAATTTAAGGGCCGAAGAAAAAAGAAAAGCTGATGATGCGAAGGGTAGAACCGAAAGAAGGAAATCGGAACAGTCCGAACTGTCAACATACCAAAACAAGTTATATTCAAATCCAGATTGGAAAAGTAAAGATGATCCCATTCCACAGGAAATAAAAGCAAAAATAAAACAGGTATTGCCTGGATTTGTCAGGGCGGCAAGGAGTAAAAATCCCCCGCAAGAACCGGACATTCAGAACCTAATTGATTCATTTAAGGAGAAATAGGGGTAAACAAATGCCCTACACCTATCAGGATTATTTAGACGATTTAGAGGCGGAAAAAGCACCAGAAAAATCCGCCCCAGCATCAACATATAAATATTCAGATTATCTTGCAGAACAAGAAGCCGACAAGCCGATTAAGGAATGGCTTAAATTACAGAATAGGGAGAACGCTCCTATAACGCCAGAAATCCGCAAGCGGTTTGAGAAAAGCAAACTAGCCAACCCCAACTTACAACCGACAGCGGAATGGTTGAAGCCGACTACAAAAGACAAAATAAAGGGCGTTCTCATAAAAACTCTCGGCTCCGCCGGTTCTCAGGCATTTAATTGGACTGGTGGTATTTATGATAAATTAAATCAATTAAGCCAACCATTTCTTCCCCCTAAACCAAAGAATAAAATTACAGAATTTACTCTTGGTGATCCCGAAACCGGAAGCACTGGTAAAATTGAAACCAAAATCGTTTCGCCAAAGAACATACTCGAAATGGCCGCAGAGAGTCAATACAATGCGGCAAAGAATATAGGTGAGGCGGGGTTTGAATCTGGAAGTTTACCCGATGCCCTAGTTCGTGGAACCGTCAGTGGCATGACGCTTCCCATAGAATTACAGGCAATTCCTGGGCCATTTAAGGGTAAATTCCCGCTACATAGTAGCGTTACCGCCGCATTAGAGAGTCAAAAGGAAGGCGACAATGTTGCGGCAACCACAGCAAAAACGGCACTCGGTTTTGCAGAGGGCATGGTGCTTGATAATGTTTTGCATAATCTGAGTGATAAGATTAAGAATATCATACCAAGACACCTACTCACCACCGCCGCATTAACGGCAATTCCAGAAGCAAAGTCTGCGGTAGAACGTATAGTCAAAGGCGAAAATCCGGCAGATATTGATTGGGGGAATGTGGCAAAAGCGGCATATACGGCACTGTTTCTTCCAGCTATCATGGGGACTGGAGTTGAAGGATTGCCAAGTAAAAGACAACTTAAGACTATGTCTGCCAAAGATCAGGAGATGCAATGGCGTAGGGGGCAACAAGACATACAAGAAGCCGACATTAAGCGTAAATTTGATAAATTACCACAGGAGATGACCCCGCAAGAAAAAGCGGCAGAAATGGCCGATTTAAGGGCCAAGGCGGCTCAAGAATTTGGCGAGGTAGATAATGTGGCAAAGACAGAGATCGTGCCTCCTGGGGCATCTGGGCCACAATTTGAGGCATCCAAGGAGCCAGCCAATGAATATGTTGTGACGGGCGATAAAAAACAACATAAAGTCAAGGTTGTTGAAAAATCGCCAACGCAAAACTCTAATGATCCTATGCTTGAAACATTTGTGGAACAACAAGATAAAATCAACTCCGCCAAATTAACAGAACTTTCCGACAGTAATTTTGTGGTTATGAAGGGAATTAACCCAAACGGTGAAGTTAAACAGGGTGATCCCACAGACCTAATGACTGGAGAAATAAGAAATATTCATGGTACGGGGAAAGCCGTTCTGAGTGACATAAATGGAACTTCCGATTCGGTATATGGAATGTATAATCATATACGGAACGCTCATCCAGAATACGATTTTAGGGTTGTTGGAAAGAATGAATCTGGCGGGGATAGGCTTGCGGTATATAAGACGGGTGATCCTTCGGCTAATCAATTCCCTAAATGGGAGCCAACCGGGACAAGGGCAACGGAAGCAGAAGGGACAGTAAAAACGGCAATGCCCATTCAGACCAAAGAACCATTGCTGAAACCTAACCAGCACTCCGAGAAAGTAGTTGCCGCCGCCAAGGACATTGCCGAAAACGCCGGTGAGTTAGCAGATATATACCGTGAATGGGAAAAGCCGGTAGCCCAACACCTAAATATGAACCTAGATGAACAGGCGAGAATGGCATCTACGCTAGAACCAGAAGCGGCACGTAGGGTGGCGTTGGGGCAAGATAATGTTCCTAACATGAAGGATGCCAATGGCCATTCATTAAAAGTAGAGGCCGTGTGGGTTGCCGAGAAAAATAAGGCAATCGCCAATAATGATGTTGACTATTTAATGGAACTTGCTAAAAACTCTCCGGTACAGGAGCAAATATCACAGGCCGGAAAATCTCTGGTTATTCTGCGTAGCCGTAATCCGCAAGACCCAGTTTATCAGATAATGGAGATAAACAAAGAGGCCAAGAATACAGTAGAGAAAAATCTTGGCAATAAAAGGGTTGCGGAAGCTACAACTCGCAGAGTTGCGGAACTTGAACGCATTATCACAGAGCAGACTAAAAAGATCGAGGATTATGAAAACAGAAAAACCATAAAAGAATTTAAGTATGAGGCCAGAAAGAAAGGCCGTATCCGTGCCAAAGAAGAACTCGATCTGGAATTTAATGATCTAGCTAAAGAATTAAACCGCCATGTTTCCATGCAGATGAATGTTGGCCTTGACCCCAAGGCTATTAAACTGTTGGGTAAGATGGCTGTAAATAAGGTAGAAAGCGGATTAAAGACGATAGAACAGGTTGTTGATGATATTTATGTTACCGTAGAAGGTAAGATCGACAAGCGTCTTATTCGGGATGCCATTACTGGTTACGGAAAAAGAACAGAACTTAGCAAGGACGAAATAGACAGACAACTTAGGGAACTCAAAAGGCAGGGGCGGTTGGTATCTCAAATAGAGGATGCCGAAAACGGCCTGACTTCCCTTCGTAGTGGTTTGGAAAGGGATAAGCCGAGTGAAAGGGTAAAGGAACTTACGCGGATTCTTGAGGAAACTAAACGTAAAAACGGCTTGATTATTGAGAAAGAATTAAAAGAAAAATTAAAAAGAATACCGCCGACAGAAGAAGAACGTCAACTTACTGCCATCGAGAAATACAAGAACTATATCAAAAAGAGAACCGCCGAACTTGAAGGCAGATTGATGGAGGGTGATTATTCTGTTAAGCCCCGCAAGGTTACGCCAGTTGATACGGAATTGCAGAGAAAGAAAGATCATGTTGATCGGTTATCTAAAACATACCGCAGTTTAAAAGAAATAAATGAACTTAGAAATACTGGTGTAACCAAAGAAGAAGCTGGAAAAATAGTTGAATTGTCGAAAACTGTTTCAGATAAGAAAAATTTAGTTACAGATTGGGGTAATCGCGCATCCGATAGTCCGGCACTGGAATATGGAAGGGCGCTTGTCGATTTCTTTGATTATTCTAATGGTTTAAAACAAAGGGTCAGAAAGATCACCGCTAGGGAATGGGGTGGTCAAATGATTCATGGGGGATTCTGGAAATCCATCGGTCATGGCCTGTCTGTTGCTTCTGGCACTTCCAAATCAATATTATCTTCTATGGACAATAGTGCATTGGGTAGGCAGGGCATTAAAATGCTGTGGTCGCATCCTACCGTATGGGCAAAAAACGCCAAGCAGTCATGGGTTGACCTATTGGGCAAACATAACGGTAAAGTTGCCATGCGCGAGGTTATGGCCGATGTTTTATCTCGCCCCAATGCAATAGATGGCATATATGGGAAGATGAAATTAGATGTTGGAAATATTGAGGAAGCATATCCAGTACAAGCCCCAGAAAAAATACCGGGATTTGGAAGGGCATATAAGAGAACCGAAGCCGCATTTACGGGGTTTCAGTATAGAAACAGGGCAGATGCCGCAGATTTATATTTAGATATAGCCAAGAAAATGGGCGTTGATGTTGCCGACAAGACGCAACTGGAAAGCATCGGCAATCTGGTAAATACTCTTACCGGTCGCGGTAAACTTGGCAAAAGCATGGATCGTGCTGCGGGTGCATTGAATAATGTATTTTTTGCTCCCAAGTTTTTTAAAAGTAATTGGGATTTCCTGACAATGCACATGGCCACTGGCGATACGGGATTTGCAAGAAAACAGGCCGCAATAAATATGATGAAATTTGTTGCCGGAACTGCGGCTATTCTGACTGTTGCGAAGGCACTTGGGGCCGACATTGAATTAGATCCGCGCAGTTCTGATTTTGCCAAAATACGTATTGGGTCAACAAGATTTGACATTACTGGTGGCGTGGCATCTGTGGCCACACTATCAACCAGATTAATTGGGTCAATAATTAGCGGCCTTATCATTCAGCCCCTTGGCGGAGAACCGTTAAATACAACAAAAAGTAGTGTTAGTGGCAAGGCGTATCCGCTGACTGCCGGTGGTGCATATCAAAGAAAGGGGTTGGATGTTTTAGTTGATGCTATCGGGGGAAAGTTGGCCCCATTAGCCGGACTATTAAAGAGTGGACTTACCGGAACCGATAATAACCGTAAACCGCTAACCCTGGACGGAATATTGTTAAACGCCTTACTTCCTATAGGTTGGCAAAACGTGATACAGGGTATGCCAAATAAAGATAAAGCAAATTGGATCGCCAATTATCTTGCTGATTTTGTTGGAGTTGGAACGTCAACCTACGGTAAGGAAAAGAAAAAAACGGTGTGGAAATATTCAGAATAGCAATTCAATAAATCTTTTCCTGTTCTGTTTTTGGATATGCCTTGGAAGTTTTGGAACTCTGTTTATCCGAATATCTTGGCTTCTTATTTTTTCTTCTTGGGTACTCTTTTGGGCAGTTTCTTGTCTGGTGTTTCGGCTTCCCATTTCTTTGCCATCTCCGGCTTGTTTTTGTACATCCATGCACGTTGCTTGGCCGATTTGAAAGGACTCATTTTAGTTTACCAATCACATCCGCTATCGGCATAACCCTATACTGTTTGCCATCGGTTATGACGATCTGCCCAGACCATTCGCCCCGATATATTACATCCCCAACCGCCAATTTGGGTGAAATTATCTCAGTACTAATTGCTACAACCTGCGACATGAGGGTTGGTTTCTCCTTGCTTGTGGGCGGGATCATCAGTTTTCCGTCATGCTTTTCGGCAATATCTTCCACTAAAATTCTCTGACCTAGCGGCTCAAACATTGTTTTCTCCTGTATTATCATTTGTTCCCAACGGCTCCACATCGAGTGTTGCCTTCGGTATCATTCCGTACACTCTTGATACGCCTTGTTTAACCAACAGTTCGCACCACGCCGCCATGCTGTTGTTGGCATAGTCGGCGCATACCTTAATTTTATCATACAAATCCTGGTCAACCCGGACGGCGATTAGTTTCCTTGGCATTACACCCTCCACGGCAACCTCACAATCGTAACCACAAGTCCAACACCAACTGTCGGCTTGCCATCGGGGGCGATGCCTACGAAGCCGCCGACGCCAAATCTACGCCTCAATTTCAACTTGGCCAGCACCACTTGCTTTACTGCGGCCCCAAGTTCCGTTATCGTTTTGTCATTCTCTTTCAGTACATCGTCCAATTCTCCTTGCTTGAGCAAAAATTTATAATTCCACGCTAAATTCAACGCCCCGACCTTAATTTTGTATTCGTTATTTAGCCATAACGTGAACGCTTGGGACTGATCGAGCAGTACATTGGTGGCAATAAGCTGATCCGGGCAAGTTTTCAGCTTAGATATTTCTTTACGTGCGGCATTTAAGTCTTTGTTTTTAGTGTCAACCAAATCGCTCAAATGATCAATTTCACCGTTCAGCTTTTCTATCTTAACCGTAGCCTTCTGCTGCAACGGCGCATAGGTATCACGGATACGCTTTACTGCCGCATGGTGACGTGCCATAACCCTGTCGGCCATGATCTGTGCAATAGCGGCATCTGTCTTGCCCTGCCAGTAGCCAATGGCGAAATATGCGGCAATACCAAAGACTCCAAGTGCAATCGGCTTCCAATATTTAATCATTTGCCGCTCTTGTTTTTATTGTGAAATTTCATTTCATGTTCTTGGGAAGCATTAAATATCCTTGATTTAATTATGTTTTCGATATAATATTGCCTCTTGGAAACCGGAGCAACAAGTTTGTTGTCGCCATGATCTTCCGTGGCATACCGCTCTATCCCAATATCACAAAACATATTGTGCATGACATTGTTATTAATACGCACTTCATCCCATAGCAAATCAATTTTAGCGGCCATTTTAATTAATTCATTAATTAAAACAGAAATACAACCAGCCAAAATAATTAAAATTATAAATATCATCATTTATTTGTCCCCCTCAGCGTGATCCATGTAAAAGTATGCCGGTATTTTATCCATCACAATCTTAACCTGCCCATCATTTTTGCCAGTTGGCATGGAAATATGTATGAAATGGCGGTCGGGATACACCCTAAGTTGATGCCAACAGACCTTCGTTTTGGTTTCTATGGTCTTAAATAATTCCTCAATGCTCATTACCGGAGTCCAAATATCTGCGGCTCCAGGCCCCGGCATATTGAACATATGCTGACTTGTTTCAGAGCCGCCTACCGCCTTATTAAGTTGCGGAAATCTGGCACAACTATTCACCATCAGCGGGCCGTCAACATCGAACCTGATGGCCTCAAGCATATACTCTGCGAATGTAATTAGCCGTGTCAGGTACGGCTCAAGCAGGAAATATCTGCGATTAGCAGGCACCAAATCGGGGAATGATTTTGATGCTGTTAATTCTTTAAACTCAAAATGCTCCGATATATATGGATATTTAGGCATCACTGCTCCTTAAAAACGCCGTTTTTACAGCTGATAACCGTTGGTCGCATCGGCAACCGCCGGAGGTTCACGGCTAACCTTGCGCTAACATCCAAATTAACGAGTGGCCGACCGCCTACCACGGCGATCATTTGGTGCCAGACGTTGTTGTTCACAATATTATAATGGCGCAACTTGTTAATTTTGTCAACTAAATTATTATTTTTTATGATCGTCCCTCCACACATACCCAACCATGCAGCCGAAAACAAATGGAATAACAACCACAAAGAATCCTAAAACGTCACCCATGCTTCCCTCCTTAAATTATTCCAAGCAATCTTTGCACCCGCTCGATCATCGGCCTGCCGGTGTAGTGGCCGCTTCTTATGGTTGCAATCGTGCCAGATGAGCAGCCAAGCCAAAAGGCCAGGTTGGTATTGCTCCAATGGTGCTTTCGCATCAGGGCGTCAATGCGCCGCCAGTCGTACAACTCGGATTTGACCTTGGAGCGGGAGCGGTGCGTCACGTGGCCCTGTAGCACTTCGATCTCTGCCCTGAAATCCTTCCCCATATCCTCGTACACGATAAATTCGGGGTCGAACTCCTGGTAGTTGCGCTCGATGTAGCGCCTGTCGTATTGGCTTAATGATTCCATATTATCCCCACTGTTCCGCCATGGCGGCGGCGATGCCGGGCCAGAACTTCGCCCTATTCTTTGCTCTATCTTTCCCGCCCCTACATGCTTCAATATGATGTATTTTTTTTCCGTCATAGCGAGTGTAAATTTGTTGCGGCGGTTCAACAGCCGTCTGCTTTTCAAATAGCGTATCGCATTCAAAGTGTTTTAGCGGTAGCAAATTTTTCAGCCAAAGCCAAGTCGTTTTGTATGCCGCATCGCCAAAATAAAACGGTTGAATTTCTTGCGTATATTTCGCTATTGTTGGACTGGCGCATCCCTTGGGGTTTTCAATACAAATTTTATCAATCGGCGCTTCCCAAAGTTGGCGAAAAAACTCAAGCGCCTCAAGCCGTTTCACGCACCTTCCTGTTTCGCTCCAATGTGCCGTTCCCGCATAACTCAAATATGTGCATGGTGGATGAGCTATCATCATGTCCCACCCATCATTCAATATTTCCAACACATCCCCCTGATAATGAGGCCCCGGTTTCTCTGTTGGTAGCAAATCGCAACTCATGGCATCGTGGCCCTTGGCAATGAAGGCATCCCTGACAATGCCAGAGAATTCGCAAGCAATAAGTATTTTCATATGCCCTCAATATTCCGATCCATGTAGCGTTCGGTTGCGTGGCTCATGTCACCTCCCATTTGCCAAGTATTTTTTGATCTTGCGGACATACGGCCTGCCGTCATATTTGTACCCGGCGTTGTATCGGGCGAGTGCCAGCCAGATGTCACCCGTCTGCCGGTAGTATATACAAAGTATATCCAACCCCTTCTCCAAGTTGTAGTCCACATCCTCTAATTTATAGAGGTCTAGGGACAGCGCCTTCTCCCAAATCGGAACGTTTATTTGCATCAGGCCCACACAGTTTCCGCACCTTGCGGCAGGGTTAAACTGCGACTCCACCGCCACCATCGCCGTCACGATGCGCGGGTCGACGTTGTGCATGGCGCTCTGCCAGTAGATGCTCAATAGGATGAGGAATTTAGTCATGCTTGGTTAAAAATAAAATCGTTCCGCAACGCGGATATTCCGCATCTTCGGCTATTAGCTCAACCGATTGTAATTCCCTTTCGTGGTCGAATCCCAAACCGTTCTTGTCCACATATTCTTTAAGTAGTAAATATGCGGAGTTTGAATCTTCAGCTACCACATAACTACAACCGTATGCCGGACTGCTAAAAACAGAGCGCATACCGCGCAATTTAACTAAAAATAATTTCATGCCGTCCTCCTCTCCACCATCCCCATCATTTCCCTCGCCGTCTTGCTGTTCGTGTACGACCCGCACCTGATATTGCTAACAGTGCCAACGCTCAGACGGCGACCGTAAACCAGCTCGAACAGCACCACCATCGTTTCGTTGGTGACCATATGCCTGCGCATCCAGGCATCCAGCTTGTGCCAGTCATAAGAACTTGACTTAATTCGGCACCTTGTGTTGTGGGTCAACTTCCCCTGCTTTTCGTCAATGTACGTGCGCCATGCCGCGCTCAGGCTGTCCAGATCGTCAAACTCTGGATCGTACTCTGCGGCGTGGCGGGCGATGTAACGGGCATCATATTGGCTGAGGGGGGTCATTTTGCTTCCACCCAATTTTTGTCACGGCGGCCATCTCTGCAATCTATGTGATAAACCTTGCAGAACAGCTCCACGATGGCGGCGGGTTCATCTTCCGGATTGTGTGTTTCAAGTTGCACTACAATTTCATCCCATGTCCCATTTGTCCCATCATGATTAAGCACGAATGCCGTAGCCGATGTTTCATGTTCATCGTCTTGGGCAAATACAAATTGAATTCCATCTTGCACCATTTTCGCCTGGAGCGCCTTACAACATTCCCAGTGATGCAAGCTAAAAGTGCGCCGGTCTTTATCTCTGAATTGCCAGATTCTATTTTCTGGCATAACATCCCAATTCATCTTTTGGGCGATCTGTTCCAGTATCGTCACGCTCCCTCCTTCCGCTTGCGCGGGGTCCAGATCCACGACCAGAACCATCCACGGCGCGGGCGAAGTTCACCCCATCCATCATGGCGTACTTCAATCTCGCCCAATCCTAAAGTTTTGAAGTAACGCAACGGGGGCGGTTCAGGTGGATATGGCATCCCGCAATTCCCGCACGTGCGCTTAGGCATGGTCATTTCACACCCTCCCCCACCTTCGAGATGGCGGCGAGAATAGTCCCCATCTTGTATGCCCCGACTTCTACTAAGTGGATTGGCTTATTGAATCCACCAGAACAATCAACGCCGACCAAAAAGTCTGGTAAAAGTTTCTCCACCGCCTCACGGCACTGCTGGATGGCGTCGGCGAAACCGATATTAAACCCAACGTCATACCCCAATCTATAACAGGCCACATTGGGGTCATCGTCTGGGCCGGGATAGCCAATGGTAGGATATGGCGTATTGGGTGGTTGCTGGACGGGGAGCGGATCGCTACACGGTTCCTTCGTTAGTGTATCGCGAAGGGTACGCCCGAAATCTTTGCCAAAGGTGCATCCCTTTTGTTGTGGGCATATATCACAATAAAAAAACCATTTTTCGTGTCCCGCCGGGCAATAGTGTTCGCTCATCTCATTCCCCCTTCGCCGCGCTACGAGCGGCGAGCATGGCATCGGCCAATAAACTGTCGTTCCCAGCGAACGGATTGTCGTTGTAGTAAAAGTCTGCCAGCTCGCCCATCGGCACACTAGCAACCGCTTCCCTGGCAATCGTGCGGTAGTGCCGCCGATCCTCAGGACGTGCGTGGCGTATCCTGTTCACCTGATAGCGGTTGAGAGGACGCGCCGGGTCGAATCGCTTGGGCAGGGTCATGACTTCCTCAGCCCCTCGATGGCGGCGATAGCATAATCTCGTAAAACATCTCCATATTCACCGCCAATTTCATCGGCACGTTTCGCTACAGCTTTAATCGCATCGTCCAGGGCGAGGTTGTAATCGGTTGCGGCCAATTTATTTTCGAATCGCTTTACGTTTTCCCTTTCGTAGTTTTGCACTTCTGGGCAGTCGGCCTCGTAAAGTTTTTCCGTCAAACATTTACCGTCAAATTCGCAACCCTCACAAGCTGGATGTTTCATTTCTCCCCTCTGCCTTGGCGCGGCGGGCCCACCAATAGATTATTTTGGCAATTAAAATTTTATATTTTGGGACCATCCACCCACCATTGTCTGTAATTCCCATTTTATGCTTGCCTCTTCCATAATAAAGCAAATCTCTACCCTTAGGTAAATCGGAAAAACAATTTACTTCGGGACCGCGATAAACGGCGACACAACCAACACGAATATCGAGTTGTAATTTACTCACATTTCACCCCTATATTTTTCACGCGGCAGTACAGAGCGACGAGGGCGGCGGGTTCACTGGCCGTCCATTCGGAACTAACATTTTGGCCATCCGCTTTATAGCCATAAGCCATAAACGGTTTACCATCTTCTCTTGGATCGTGTAATTGATGGACGGAAATGCTCCACCCCTCCTCCACCAGCCGCGACTGGAGGAGCTTGGCCAAACGAATGTCGTATGATGGGTTCCTGTATTTATCCCACCCCATGCTCTCGCATATCGCTTGCGTGGTGGTCATGATTGCTCCTTGTCGGGTTCTGGCTGTTCGTATGGCGCTTGCTGTTGTTCATATTCCCGCTGGCTGCGTTCCCATTCTTCGCGGGCATATCCATCCCGCCCATAGTCAATGTCGCCGTAGCACATCGAGCACGAATTGCCCTGACCATTAGGAATTGGCAAACCGCAAGACGTACAATATTTTTGGCTCATTTCATTCCCCCTTCACGCCTTCGAGCGCGGCGATGGCTTTAATTGCGCAGTCAATAGCATCACCATATCCTTCTTGGTATCGCGTTCCTGGATTTAGCGGTATAAAGATTTTCTTTACTACATCCACGCACCCCCTCACACCCTCAGCTTTGCCCTTAGCGAATGAGTCCGCATGGTCGATGCGGGTACATTTGGCGCAGGGGTCTGATGCTATCGGCTGCTGGCGCGACGGCCAGGGGCAGATCTCACCTCTGTTTGGTAATATATTCCAAGTTCCGTCCGAAAACTTGCATCCCGGAGACTCGCGGGCGGCATCGTTTTTAATGGTCATGTTTCCTCCTGTTCACGCACTTCATTTCGCTTTGTTGCCACTTTTGGCAACGTAGCCGCACTATGTTGCGACTTGGAGCACACCGGACACCTGCCCAGCGCCATGTCAAGCTCCCAGAACACACGGCACCGCCGCCCCGTTTTTAACGGTTGTTAATTTATTTTTGTCAGCCATGTCCACCTCATTTTTTTCGGCATAAGCATATAACCAGACGCACATTCTTTTTTTTCTTTGCCATCAATCCAATAGCATTTCATGCCGCACCATTCACGGGTATTCTGGCAATTTGTAGTAAATGATCTCGCATATCTACCGCCAGGTTCAAGTTCGTAGGTGTAACAATAATCGGATAGCCATCCACATTCAGCACACGATTTTCTGCCGCTTAGTAATGCTTTAATGTTTGGCATTTTGTTCTTTTGATATTTTTTTGTGGCAATCTTCGCACATTGTAATTAGCGAATCTGGATTACATAATAGCATTTCGTAAACCATATCTATAAGTTGTTCCCATTTGATCCCGTCAATGTGGTGTACCTCCACATAAATCTCTTTGCCTTTTGCCCTGCTTTGTTTTTTATTACAACCACGGCAAGAATATCCATCCCGCTTTAGTGCCGCCGCACGCTCACGACTACGAAGCCATAACCGGCGCAAACAGGCTCGAACACGACTTCTAGGCGTTGTCGGTTGGCGCTTGCCCATCATTATCCTCCACATAACAGTTATGTGGTAATTTCATGGTGTTGTCAACTATAATGTTTCGTTTTGTTTCAGCGGCCAGCCGATCATACCGCTTTTTGTAGTATTCCCACTCGATTTTGGTAAGCAAAACCTCACCGTCTGTCATCCAACCCTTATAATTAGTCATCTTCGCCTCCGATTTTTATGTTTTTTATGGAGTTGCTTATTGCCGATAATAATTTTTCTGCCTGACAACCGTATTCACACTTACCCTTATGATCGCAATGGTTTTTTTGTTTAGTTAATTCCACACAGGAATCACAAATGTTTATGGAATTTAAAATTTCCAAACATATATCTCGTGCGTTTTCCATCCCGTCCCTCCATATCCATGCGAGATTACTCATCTTGACCTCCCATTGCCGCCGCTTTCCCATCGGCTATTTTATTCAATCGCTCATTCATGCTAAATTCAACATCAAGAAACCTCTTGGAGGCATCATCAAATGTCATGGCAATATAACCCTCAATGCCAAACTCACGATTCTTCAAGACACTCAATTCCGCATCGGCTATCTTCTTATTATTCCTGCTATAACTTTCTTTCTTCTTCTCTCCGGTACGATAAAGCATTACCACGTTATGCGCCAGATCGGTCAATGCGCTGGTTCCCTTAACGTCCATCTTCCCCGGCTCATCTGAATCCTTACCAGCCATCGTCCCTGGCTTGCGCGGATGGGCAACTAAATGAATGTGTGATTTCCATTTCTTAGAAAAATCACACAAATCAGACATGAATTTCTGTTGCCAGCGGTACTCATCCTGGCCCTCAACTTCTATTTTAACCAATGAGTCAATTATAAAATGCGACACGCCATACCGCATAGCCGCATACTTAAAGTCATCAAATAGTTTTTGGGCTGGCAACATTCCCGGCGAATCGAAGTTTATTATAAACAACTTACCGTCCATGAAGTTTATAGACTGATCCCGCCGCTCTCTTGATAAACTATCGCTGCCCTGGTGCTGTATGATCGCCCATTGTAATAGACGCTCAGTTACGCCCTCACCGCTATATATTGCCACGGGAAGATCGCGCTTTATCAGGTCAAGAAACACCTGATTGAGTATGGTGGTTTTACCAGACCCATTACGGCCACACCAAATCGTTGTTTCTCCCGGCCTCCAACCCTTGAGAATATTGGTTAGCTTTCTCCACGGCGTAGGAACACCGAATCGTTGTGCCGGAGTTTCAAATAGTTCGTGTATCTTGGCCCTAAAGTGGCCGGTAGATACAAGTGTTGACGGTGCCATATCTTCTGCTCCGTCTATGGCATCCAGCATGGACTCTGGCGTTATGTTCTTGATAAGGCACTCATTAGCATCTTTACATAGAAACTTAACGCGCCAGCATCGCTCCATGCCGATCCGATTGGCAAGTTCTATCGCACCCTTATCCCCGGACTCGTCGTTGTCAAAGCAGATAAAAATTTCTTTAAACGAGTTTAAGAACTCAAATTCATTCTCCACCCAAGTCATGCCATTTACGCCATTGGGTACGCTTACCGCTTCGATATTATAGTGATGCAAGGCGATTGCATCATATTCCCCTTCGCAAACTATCAACCTTTTTTTGTCAGTAATGTTATCGCGGTTAAACAGTACCGGTTCTGAATCCTTCTCGGTTCGCATATCCTTCTTTTCAATTATCGAGCGATATTTTATGCCCACAAGGGTTTCACCTTTAAAATATGGTATCGCTATATATCGCCCGTCTGATTTCAACTTAAAGTATTTTATGTCGTTATCATTGAAACCCCTGTTATAAAGATAATACAATGCCTCTTGGGATATGTCTGACAGAGCAACATTGGGCTTTTTATACTCTTTTTTTACTTGCCGAATCTGATAAAACCTCCCATCATCGTTTAGTTTCTCTGGTTTATCCCCAAGTTCCTGTTGAAACGCCCAGAAATTACCCTTGCGACCACAGCTACCCCTTAGACAGTTCCATGCGCCAGTGGTAAGATTTATGGCTCCGTGCCATTCAGTATCGCCACACCAGGGGCAGCAATAAACGGCATTATCTCCACGCCGCTTCCATTCAAGTCCCTTCCGGTCAAGATATTCGGTTACAGTCATTTTTTTATATCGCCGATAATAAGGCGATCATTAGGGTCGAAGTCTGAGTTGTTTCGCATATAACCGGAACCCATACGCTCCGTGAAATAATCAACATATCTTATACCCTCTTTGTTTTTACTTAGTAATTTTAATGGACTCATAAAGTTTTTTGTCCAAAACTCATCCCGGCGGTAAAACATAATTAAAACCTTTAGCCGGTCAACATCAAACTCCTTTAGTAGTTTATCAAAACAAACATTCCATTTTTCGTGATATTTAAACTTTGACTGAAATTCTGATGACAGCGTACCCAAAAATAGTCCGGTTAAAATTTTAGCATCATCACTGGGAGTATATATTTCTTTAATTCTTTCATTCTTTATATTCTTGTCTGTGTCCGCCAGATGTCCGCCAGATGTCCGTTTGTTGTCCGCCAGTTGTCCATTCTGCTGTCCATCTTTCTGATATTGATTCCAATTTAGTACCGTCAATCGGCGAAATTTGTTTGTTTTTTGTTGTCCAATCTGCTGTTCAATTTCAAAGCATCTCAATATTCTCTCGATTGAAGTTTGTGAAATTCCCGTTTCCACTGATAACTGTTTGCGGCCAGTTATAAATTCTCCTGGTTGTAGTTTTTCCAGTTTTCCGTTAAACAGAATTTCGGTTTCCTCGTGGTTTGCTCTCATTAAAAGATGAACCCATAGATGGACAAATTTTGAGTTCTTGTAATAACCCTTTTTTAGAATAGAACGATAAACCTTTACCCAACCATTACTGTTTGTCATTATTAAATAAAAGGGCCGGGTGTGGACGGAACACATCATGCCGCCCGAACGGGCGTATAGAAGGATTCCCCCGGCCCTTATTTTGCTTCTGTTTCATTCGACATGTTCCGTTCCACGATACTATAATATATGCTATTTCTTATTTTGTCAATCGGGAAATTCGGAAGTTTTCACTTCGTTTTCCCAGATATAAAGGTTGGCACGGATATACCGCCGTGCCACGGTATCGGGGAGATATGTGAAAAAGGAGGACATCAAGTCTTGCCGCCAACTATAATCGCATCTTCTTTGATGATAAACCCAGGAAAAGACATAATGTTTGCGGACTTGAAATACTCCTTACAGGAGGAAATGTCGATCTCTGCACAAAGTAAAGGCAATTTGGACTCAGATATGGCATGGATTATGGCCTTCTTGTCAACTACCTTGACGCTTATATCGCCCCTGGTGGTTACATAACCGCCAGTTTCGGTGTCAATTCGCTTTTCAGTTTCCGGCAAATAAACATATGGTGTATGGTTTTTCTCAGCTTCGGCTCTTAAAATGTCCTGTGCCGTGTCCCTTGCATCCTTTTCATCCAGATAATCACGTTTGAGTAGCATATCAAAATTGTCTTTTGCCGCCTCAAATGTCTTTTCAACATCGCTGCATGGCGCTTCGGTTGACTTTATGTCCTTCTTGGCCTGACCGAACAGCTTTTTCTTAAACTCTGCTATCTCCTTGACCTCTGCCCTTGCCGCTTCCCGCATGGTAGCCGCGTGTTTCCGCTCATCATCATTAGTGATTACGAGCGACTTTGACGCTTCCAGCATGGCAACGGCATTTTCCCTACGCTCTGCCAGCCATTCGCCAATGAACTTGACAACGGCTTCTTTCTTGCTTTCCTTGCTAAGATCATCGGCAAAGGAAATACCGAAGCCCTCTGCCGGTACAAGTGCGGTGGATTTTTTCATTTTTTACTCCGGTTTACCATAAGAATTTAAAATTCTCACCCTTCTTTCGTGTTCACTTTTTTCATTTCTCTCATATGCTTCGAGATTTTTCTTTGTTTGTTCGTCTTGAATTTCTTTTTGTTTTCTTAATAATTCATAAAAATCTATTTCCCACGATCCATGATATATCCAGCCATAATATTCCGTCCATCCCGGACTCCCACCCAATATTCCGTAAACCTCAAGTTCTCCATTTGGAGTTACTATGAAAATAGAAAACGTATAACCGCGAGCGTGATGACCGGATTCGATTCTTAAATTGCCATATTGTCCAGATGGTATTAACAATGCGAATTCATGTGCCCCCTTCATTTTTCCACCTCAAATCCAAGCCTGCTCAAAAAATCAGCGCACGTAAATTCTCTTTTTTCCTCTTTGAATCCAACCATTATTTCCACGGTTTTATCGGCACCCGATAATGCCAGATTCCGTATAAGTTCATCGGGGTTATGAATGTCAATAAACAAACCAACGGCTAAATTTTTTTCCATTATTTCCCTCCCAAAAAGTTTTCGGCAGACAGAATACACTTCCAGATATTCGCGTTCTCCTTGAAGGGCCACACCCGTTTTTCCCAGCGGCCCCAGGAATCGTAATGCCAACTCACCAAATGCACGTTTGGCATATCTACCAAGCCCTCAGATATGGCGCACATGGCGTTGGCCGCAAGCTGTACGCCCACCAGCTTGTCGCGTACACGGCTCATGGGCTTGAAGTCGATAACAGTATTGCCAGCGATTGCGTCCACGGTGCAAGCAAATCGCATTTCTTTATTCAGCAGCGACTTTTCCACAGCAGACATGGCATATACGTTTTCCATATAGACCTTTTCCCAGCCCTTGACAATAGCGCCAAGATCAAATGTTTCGTCTGCCGGAAACTTAGCGTCCATGTCCAACGTGCCGTTGTTGAAAGCGGCCACGTATTTATGGACAGTCGTGCCGAACTCCCGCGCTACGAACAGCTTGTCAGGCGGTATGCTGGAAAAATCATGCCACCGCGCCAGAACGCCAGTAGGGTGCGGCAACTTCTGATTGCCAAGCCAGTATTCGTGCTTTTCGGGATCGTACTTAAATGTAGCCGCGTGTTCAGCGATCATCTTTTTACCCTCGTTTTTGTAAAATTAAGACTAATACCACTAAGAACTTCTAAATGAAGGAATTTACTGTTATCTGGGACATAAATTCTAAATAATTGGCCTTTGTGTTCTTTACAATATGAAAATAGCCAAATTTTAGGATTATCAAGACCGTGAAAGCACCCTATCATTAAATCCGTTGCTCCGCTTCCTCGCCAAACATAATAATTTTTAATGTCCTCCTGTTGAGCGGGGTAAATAAATAGTTCCACGATTTTCCTATTTTTATATTTAGTGCATATTACAAATTCGGCCCGACCGTATTTGGGGGTTACATCAACAAACTCAATAGACTCACTATCTTTTAATTCAATTTCTTTTAATTCCATGTTATGCGCCCCCCTTCTTCTGGGCAATCGTCCTACGCAAACTGCCCATGATGAATTTTAACTGATTAAAAGACTTGCTGTCATCGAGTGAGTTTATGCCGCGAAAACCTTTTTCCTCGTTGGAAGTCAGCGTTTTCAGCCACAATGCCATCGAATTTTCATTCGGGAAATGGGTTGCGGCGAGATCGCGGATGGCATCTCGCAGGCCGTCAACCGTGCTTTCGTTATGCTCGGCCTGGGGTTGCGCTGGTGCTTGCGGCGGTTCTGGCTGTCTGGGCTTTTCCGGTTCTGGTTTGGGTGCATTAGCATTTGCCATTCTCGTATCATAGGCATATTGGGCATCACTAACAGGTTCCCGCACCTGCTCTGCTTTCGCTTCAAATACAGGCGCTTCAACCTTTTGGGGTGGAGCGGCTATTGCCTGTTTCAGCGGCGGCGGGGGGATGACAGATTTTGAACTCGGTCCGATTGGTTCAAAATTATCCAAATCTTTTTCCAAAACATCACGGAACCTGGGCGACATGGGAACCCATTTCGATCCGCGCCGCGTAACCGTCTTTTTCTGCATCTCGCCCTCATCGGTTTTCCAAGGTCCATATTCTCCGGCAGGGGAACGCAGTCTGATCTTTTCAATATCTTCCAGCGTCATAACCTCTGCCTTTTCTCCGCCGTCACGCATCTTGAAAATGACATAAGCAAGATACTTTTTGCCTCTTGGTTTCTTAAAATCTATGATATGGTGCTTTATTTCACCCTTATCATATTCAAAAACATCATTTTCGCAGACAATTTCAGAGTGAACAGTTGAAGCGCTGCCAAAATTGATTGCCATTTCCACTAAACCCTTGTAATCAATTATGTATTTGCACTCCAACACGCCCTTTTTCTTGTTAAAATACGGTACAAGGTGCGCCCTTCTGCCGTCTGCCTCAAGTCCGGCTATGGAAAGCGACACGATAGAATCTATAACGCTTTCCCTGGTACACTCAAGCAACTTGGGATTTTTCACCATAGCTGTTAGTGCCACGCTGATAAATCTGTCCGGTGTAAGGTGCTTGGGCAGGGCCGTAGCAATTTGCGCCTTGAAGTCCTCGCTCTCGATCATGGCCCTCAGATCATTACTTTCCTTTTTTACTACGCTTTCACTCATTATTTTATCTCCTTTTTAATTACCAAAATACGTTAAAACCCCGGCAACACATACTAAAAACACAATGGTAATGAAAGTCCAGAACAAAATGTCCACAACGCTAAATTTGCTCTCATCGTATAATTTCATTAGCCCTCCTTTTCCTTTTTCTTTACCCTACAATTATGTAGTAAATTCTGTTATTTTTCAACATAAATCTTTATTTAATTCCATGACGGGCTTGCGCCCGTTTCGCCGTTTGCGGCTCATCAGATGGATGATGCATCTCCTTTTTCCTTTTCCTTTTTAAAATTTTCCTCTAAAATCTCACGCAAACGCTTCGACCTTTCCTTTTTACCAAGCATGTCGGCCAGGTACTGAGGCAGTCGAAAGGCATACAATCTCATAATTTTGTCATACAGCGGCGGGCGATGGGCGGGGTTTTTATTAGCGCTCATTGTTATTTGCCCTCAAGTTCTTTCAATAGCCGAATTGCCGCTTTTGTTTTTGGGTGATTTAATTGATGGGTTGTTAAGAAAATCATCGACCCAAGATCGTCGCCTTTCCTTTCATCATAAATATTTAGCGCCGTTTGGTCGAGCATTAAATCAATCAACGACTTACACGCGGAAATCAATCTTTTTTCATTAGTCATTTTCTCCTCCTTTCCTTTTTAATTTTAAATCGTCATCATTTTTAATCATAAATGGAAACAACAGACTTGGCGGCGTTTCGTCCATGAAGGAAAATTCCTTTTGTTCTGGTTCTTCCTTTTCCTTTTCCACATTTACCACCTATGCTACGGCCTCTTTTCGCTTCATTATCTGCCTTGCCTTTCCTTTTTCTATGTCCCAGGCCGTCAAGTTACAGGTATGATCGTCAACAGCCCGGACGTGCAAGGCGAAATATTCCCCATCGACAAATAGCACCATAAGATCATCGGGAATAATGTTTTCCTTTTTAATTATGATCTGCCCGTTGAATTGTTTAGTCTTGTCGCTGACCATATCCCCGGCAGCATGGCTATAAGCCCAAGCCGCGCCCGTGCCTTTCAATTCGCGCAAGCTGAAATAATCTTTTATTCGTATTCCCCTACACTTGCGGCGATTCATGGTAAATTGTTCGACTTGCCAAGATAGATTTTCCATGTTGCTTTTCCTTTTTAATCCCTAAAATCCGCCGACGATTCCCTGATAATCTTTGCTACAAGGGCGGCGACTATTCCCTGCAAGTCGCTACGGGTGTAGTCCTCCTGATAGTCAATCAATTCAAGTATTTCGTTTTCATACTCTGCCGCCATTTTTTCCTTTTCCTTTTTCATTCTATACCTCCTCAGCATTTCGCTGCTGCTGCATACCCAAGATATGCAGCCGTAGCGGAGTGCTACTTATTCGCCAAGAGCCTTGTTTAGCGGATTTATAAGGATGCCCTTTATTGCGTCGAGAGTTGTACGCCTCGCCGGGGTTCCGTTGTCAATAGAATTTATAACGGCGTTAATGGCCTCCAGCATCTCCGGCGCCGCCGCGATCAAGCGGGCGTTTGCTTCGTTTATGTCCCATTCTCCGCCACTAGACATTCCACAGTCCGCCACGTTTCGTCCGCCCCATTTATTCTCGCCGACAATATAGCGATTAGGCTCACTGTCAAGAAAAACATTATTGCATTTCCACGGCCCCGGAGTGTAATTTTGTTTTGACATTGTTTTCTCCTTTTCCTTTTTATTTTACAATATGATATTCGCCAGCTTCAAGTAATACGCCGAAGCTGTTTATTTCCGTTCCATTTTCCAGTATAAAGATTTTTCCTTTTTCTTTATATTCAGGCTGATTGATTGCTGGTACGGCTCGATATGTTTTTTTACTATCCAGCTTTATTCCCGTCCCCAAAATGTTATAACTTAAAATGGGTTTTACTTTCATTTTACTTTTCCTTTTTAATTCAAGTCGGCCAGGATATAAGCGCCGCTTTTTATCTTGGCTTCTGTTTCCTTCGTTGTTTCGCCCAAAAACAGGTTACGATATTTCGCCGTAGTTTTGGAGTAATCCCATTTTTCGCGATCCAGTTCCGGCGTACCGTCCCAGGGCTTGTATGCGATTTTCACGCCATACGAAACAAAGTAAACGCCCTCATCAGCAAACACTTTTTGCTGATTGTCCCTCATGTTCTCGACTCCCCGAAATGTTCTGTTTTCCTTTTTCATATTATCTCCCTTGCGTTTTAAGTCCGCGCGACTTTCCGTTTCATCATTTCGGCCTGCTGCAACAGGCCGGATCATGGAGCGGATTAATAACCAAGTTGACGGCCAATGTTTTTATAGGCTATTGAATATATAGATTTTCCGGTCAATCCCCGCCTGCGTTCAGATTCATTAAAAAATAATTTTACCTGTTCGTCAGTATATGGATTGTAAATGGTATTCATGCAATCCAAATAAATGGCCGTTTCGCAATGGTCAATAAAATCCTTTTCTTCCAATTCTGCAATTTCCTGTTTTGTCATTTTATAATCTCCTTTCCGCCGCGTTTAGTTCAACTGGCGGATTTACTTTTACGATAGCACCATGCTTTGAATTGAATTTACTTTTCTAATTCATCATAAAGACGGTTGTCAACGTCTTGCAAATACCGGTCAAGGTATTCGGAGCAATCATCGCAAATCCACTCTTCTGACCATGTGTAATTTGTTGCTTCATCCTTTCCACAAATATTGCATTTCATTTTAATCCTCCTTGAATTGAATTTCGTTACAATACAGTTATGCTATACATTCTTTGTTTTGTCCACAACAAAATAAAGATTTTTTATTTTTAGTTGAATTGGTAATGAGATAAAAAACAAGTAAAATCCAGAGTGCAATCATACAGGGCTATTATAGATCGTGCCTTGTAGGGAATTCTGGAACGATTATGGAGCCGATAAAATGGCCGTTGATAATAAAACCTATACTTTTAGCAATGTGTAGGGAATTCAATCATATCCAACCTTAGGGAGTATATATACAACCTAAGGCAAAGCATGATAGACAAGCTGGAGAGCTGCTGCATCGTGTAGTAGGATCCACTTAATTTATAGAGGATGTGGATCGCATGAAATTCTGTTCCCGGGCCGTAGTCTTTTCTTCTGTTCTTCTTCTTTTCTTCTTCTTCTTATATAAACATACAATATGAGTTTAGTGTTTATATGAATATTAAAATATAAACATACAAAAGACTAAAGATAAAGAGTGTTTATGCTTCCTAAGAAGTCTTACTTATAAAATATATTGCTACTGAATTAGTTATAATTAAATGAGACCGAAGCGGTGATATTAAAGTGATATCAGAATGGTAGTACCTTTTAAGCAGATGGTTAGCATCAACCATTGCAATTTGCAATGCATGAAAATTTTATTGTAATACCAGATTGGTTATGTTCGTATAATAAATATTATGTAAACCACTAACACTCTACATGTAGCGTCAGCACCAGCAGCATACACTACCAATAGTGAATTGCATGATCTTAGCTGTATGCGTACTACAATTAAAGCCCAGGGGATACCCCGGTGGTTGGTTAGTTCGTGACTTTACGATATATGCAGCCCACTCTCCGAAGTCCTACAATTTTTGGTTTGTTAATGGGGGTTTAGTCGTCGTCTTGGGCGAATCCTATGCAGGGTTTACCTTCAGACCTATTATTTTTTTCGATACGGGATATTCTGTGTTGGAGATATTTGATACGATTTTGGTGCATAATAGCGAGTTTCTCTAGGTTGTTTATGCGGTTGGTCAGCTTGGCGAGTTTATTGGGGTGTGTTTTGGTGGTTTTAGTCATTTTGCTCAAATTCAGCGTTTAAATCGTTTGTGGGGCACGATCTCATTTCTGCGCCTCTTTGTACCATGTCTGGTGTTATCGTGGCGTGGCGGGGGCAGGGAACGCCAATTTGGGGTATTCTCATCTTAATCCCACCAGTATTCGCCGCGTTTCTGGATAACAGAGAATAGGGTTGCGAATAATTTTTCGTCGCAGCAGTTGGTTTCCACATACTTATCGGCTATGGCTGAGGCGATTCTAAGATAGTTGGCGATCCATGTGCCATCCTCGAAGAACTCAGAATGAAGATTACGGCGCATTTTATGCAACTTTACGGCCAGGAGGCGCACCATGTAATACTCATCCCAATCCCTGTCTTTCCAGATGGTAGTGAAATAGTAGAAAAGGTTTTTAATGCCGTAGATAATGTTTCTAATCACTTACCACCTCCGGTACATACACAAATCCGTCTTTAAGTTCCAGCCGTTTCAGCGGGCAGTCGGGTTCGTCCTGTCGCCACTCAAACATATCTGATTGTGTTAGCGGATATTCTGTCAGACCGCACACCATATTGGGCGGCACATTTACCAAAATTGGGCAGTTATTGCAGTACACGGTTTTACTCATGGGCATCTCCTGGTAACGGCGGCAACGGCATCCAGTGGGTAATGTTGATTAATATTGCGGCCCCAATAATTGAATCCCTCCATTCTTCTCCACAACAATTACACCTAAAAAGATAATGTTCATTGCCAAGATCGTCATTACATAAAACATCAACGCCGCGTTCCGGCAATTTTTTATCAACCGCAATCCAGTCTGATTGTGTCATGGGGTTACTCCTATATGTCCATTAGACATGCACGTTCACATTCTTCGCAACAGGCACATAATGTTTCGCTGTCACTGTGGATTTCTTCTGCATACGGACAGGTGTGCGGATCAGTTGCCGGATTTTTCCCACATTTGCACATTTCCACATTCGGATAATAAACTTCGCTGTCGGTCATTCAGTCCTCCAGGTCAATGTGTATCTCCGGCCTCTGGCATTTCAGCACTGCCGTATCGCCGGTGGTGGTAAAAAGCTTGCATATTTTGCCGCAGTAATGCTGGAATTCGCCGCAGTCAACGGGTACGAACTTGCGCTCGATCTCGTTATATGCCAGCAATATGCCCTTGTCGCTCAGACGGTAACGGGTGGTCATGGCTTAGTGTCCCTTGATTTTTTCAATTATTTCCGCAATACCAGCACCGATTTTTGTGTTGCTTTCATTAAACGAAATACTCATATTGAGCATTTCAATTTCAGATTCTAATTCTTTTATTTTCTTTGACTTCTCAATGGATTCTGCCGCTGAAATGTCAATAACCTCATTAATGAATTTAGAAAACCCTTCAACCATAAGGTTTTTTTTAAAAGATTTTTGATCCATTGCTGAATAAAAAATCATTTTGGTTTCCGGCAATTTCCCCAATTTTTCTCTTATTACTGGAATAAAATATTGATTCCACAAATCTTCAAATAAATCAGGCAGTTCAAGTTCTTTCGGGTTCATTCATTCCCCCATCTTAAATCTCATCCAATCTTTTATGATGGCCGGTAAAAGCAGTTCCCACCGCTCGATTTCAACAAATGACATATCGCCGTCGATAACCTGCTGGAATACGGATGCCGGGATGGCGTGTACCCCATCTGCGGCCATGATCATGAAATGCGGATCGGTTTTCTCTGGGAATAAGCTAATTATTATGCCCATTATTCATCCTTAAACCAATTTCCCCTACTACCAATCGTCCCACCCCATATAAGAAATACCAATCCACAACCTGAGAATAATAAAAGCACAATTCCAATTATTTTCATTTCTTCCTCCCCACGCCGCCGCCGGTCTTGGTAGTCCAATCTTTTCCATTTAGAATGAAATTCATGGTGTCGAAGTGCTGTTCCATTACAGTCCCGCACTTCGGGCATTTCATCGGCTCGCCGTGTTCCGCCAATGATTGCTTCACATTCACAATTTCATGCCCACATGAGGGGCAAACGTAGTCATATCTGGGCATTTACTTCTCCTTCACCCACCTATTGCCGAAGCATAGGTATTGCATTTTGCGCCAGAACCAGTTTGGGACATTGCCATCCTCGGGTATATATGTCATCCCCCAAGCGTAATTGCTACCAAACAGGTAACATTTCCATTTACTCGGCCTGGGCCAATCATCAAATTTTATTGCTTCCATTGTTTTTCTCCACAAAGTCAGGGCAGGGCAAGCACACATCTACGGCATCGCATTTACCCTTATGGGCAACATTGTCGCACCAGTACATATCTTCGTCCCTATATTTGCAGCCGTGTTTGAACAGCTTGCATTTCACACAGCACGTCTTGCTGAGTTTCATATCGGCTTCCCAATTAGGTCGTCTATCTCCTTGTCCGTAAGTCCGCTTGTGGCCACGGGATCAGTGGTAAATGCCGTCCTAGCTCTGCTAATGGCATCTTCCAGTTTTTCGTATATCCAGGTTCTTGTGATAACATCATCCGGCGATATGGTCACGGCATACCCGTTCTCGCAATTACTAATGCTTGCGGTAATCATTTCACGTATTTCTTCTCTGCCGCAGTCGGATCGTCCCAATATTCCGCAAGTTTCTTGGCAAGTACATCCCATTTCTCTGCCACGAATTTCTTGCACCCGATTTCCACAATGAAACCGTTGGCAACCTTGTCGATTTTGACTTGGTGATACTTTGTGTTTGCGGTAAGCGGCCCATACCAAACATTCGGTGTGCTGCTTACGGTAATGCTTCCGGTTGTGTTTTCGCTCATGTTTTCCTCCATATCGTCTAAAATTATTAAATCCGGTCTTTGTGTACCAATGTTTCTGGGAATTTGTATTACTTCTTTTGACATTTCCTCCTCACCAACCGTAAATTATCAATATCATTATTCATAGCGTTCCCGTCCTTATGCTTCACCATCTCGCCCTTGCGTAGCGGTCTGCCTATAAATTCAGCCATGACCAACCTATGCACCATGATATACCCGTTGCCATCTGCCATCATTCTGTACTTGTATGGACAACGGATGGCGCAGTATCGGTATTTGTTATGCTTAATGCGGAGGATATGACTGGTCATTATTTCGGCACCAAGGTACGGATGACTGTGATTATTTCACCGGCAGTCAGTTTATCCAGATTATCTTCTATCGTCTTTAGCACCTCGATCTGACAGCGCAAGAACCCTTGTACGTATTCCCTATTAATTCGGCGATAATCGGATGAACATTTTTCGGTTGGCATACGATGATATTTGCCACATTTACTACAACGCGGAACGTGGGGCCATTTGTATGGGCACGGTTCACACTCTCCATTGAATTGACATTGGGAACGCAACGACCAAACCTGACAATATCGGCTCATTTTTCTTCCTCACCGAAAGACATCCAAAAAAATCCAATAGAACAAAGCAGAGCAACGCCAGCCAGAAAAAGCATACCGGCATTTATCCTGTGAAAAGCCAATACGGAACTATAAATTCCAAGAGCGGTATATATTGCCCTAAAAATTCTTTTCATCTTGCCTCCTCTGCTAAACAATCCGGGCATACTTCCACCACTATTTCATATGCTTCTGCAAATAAAGCCAGATTTATTTCCTCATCAAACTCAACCCAGTCACCCTTCCGCGTTTTTATCTTTCCACACCAAAAGCACGAAATAACAATTTCCCTATCCATCAATTAACCCCTTGCATGTTTCTGAAAACATAAGCCTTACAATTTCTTGCCATCCGTCAAGTTGTTCAATTGGTATTTTATTCTCGGCTATATTGCGGATAACGGACAGGGGCACAACGTGAACTCTACCAGCACAATAAAAATTTATATGCGGTTCGTTTTGGGCAATGTCGATTATGTTATTCATGCTATTATTATGTCGTAACTCTTGTATTCTGTCTACATTTTGGACATACAAAATAAATTTTTATTTAATTTCCACAAACTGTTGATAATAAAGGCGATTGCGTATATATTATATACACTTTGGGCGGCGATTGTAGTACAAGTAGTTGAAAGTGGGTAAAAACGATACTATAATGATTTCAATGAGTGTAAATAATACTCATTCGGTGATACATTGAAGCAGTGCTCCTACGTCTATCAAGAAGGAGATACCGCTGTAAAGTCTGGAAAATATAAAGTGGGTGATCGGTGCGGCAGTCTGCGGGCATCTGAGAAAACACACTGGCTCTGCGGCGGGCACCTGCGGCAATGGAATAAAATAAACGATCCAGAATACAATCAGCGGATTGCCGCTAATCAGAAAATATCGCTTAAAAAGAGCCGTGAGAAGGCGCAGGAAACCAATAAGGTCATAGTCGAAAATAGTAAAGAAAAGTTGGGTGAGCAGACCACAAGTATCCTCGGCGTGTTGAATAAAAACGCCAATATTGACTTAGAAAAAGAATATCTGATACTGAAAAACCTGAAACAAGACCCGACGCAAGAGAACTATTCCGAGAAATACGCCTTCGCCCTGTGGCTAAATGCGCCGGAAACGTGCCGTACCCCCAAGACAATCGAGGAAGTGGCCGGAGTCTTGGGTGTAGCGCCATATACCCTGTCCCAATGGCGCAGATCGCCTGAGATTGTGCGGATCATAAATAATGATACCAAACAGGTAGCACTTCGGATGTACCCGTGGGTGCTGGAAAAACTGTTCGAGGGCGTTGGTCGTGGCGATAAGGGTTTTACCGACATTGCCCTAAAGCATATCAAGGAAATTGAGGCGACAACTGATGCCGGAAAAAAGAACTTCAACCTGCCGGATGCACTAAAGGAAGAAGCAGCCAAGATATGCAATAACGGCACCGGGCAACGGGCCATGGGCGTTGTGGATAAGGCGCAGAAAGTGGCTAATTTCGATGCGCTAATATCTGGAAACGTGAAACCGAACGATACGGTGCAATAGTGGTTGTTATAAAAACTGAAAATAAAAACAAGTTGGTAAGAGAAATAACCGAGAAGTCAAAGAAGCATAATGAATATATGGCCAAGATTAGAAAGAATCACCCAGAAAGAATTAGAAAATATTATGAAAAATCAAAGGAGTGTAATAAAAAAAGAAAAGAAAAATATCCGGAATTGGCAAAAAAATATGATTGGGAAAAGGCACTTAGACTTAATTATGGAATGACGCCAAACGATTATAATAATTTATTTTCAGAACAAAATGGTGTTTGCGCTATCTGTGGCAAAACAAACCGGGATGGTAGAAAATTATTCATAGACCATGACCATAAAACCGGGAGCGTGCGAGGCTTATTGTGTAACAAGTGCAATGTTTCGCTTGGATTAATGGATGACGATATTGACAGACTATTGTCTGCAATAAATTATCTACAAGAAAGAATGGGTGTATAGTGGCAGTTTCACTAAATGAACAAAAGATGGTAATTGCCGCAGCCGCTAAGGATCCGCTTTTTTTTGGAAAAATCGTAGCGCCTCAATATTTCTTCAAGGGCTTTGCCCCATTCCACAAGTGTATGCTGGATGAGGTAAATAACAGACCGCCGTATTGCAATATGGTCGTGTTGGAAGTGCCAAGGGGCTTTGGAAAAAGCATCCTCATCTCCACCCTAAATCCCCTGCACCGCTGCATCTTTGGCAAGTTAAAGTATGTTGTCGTGGCATCTTATTCATGCGACCGCGCTAACCTGATTATCGGGGATTACAAGAACATCATTAAGGGCGACTCTTTCCGCACATGGTTCCCCGGAACGGAACTGGTAAAAGACAGGGAAGATTTAATCGAAGTCAGGAATGTTGATCTTGATTTCAGCTTTCAGATCATGGCTCGTGGCCGCAACTCTCAGGTTGCCGGTATGCGATTTGAGGAAGCAAGGCCGCAGATATTTATAGCAGACGACATGGAATCTCCCGACGAGTCCTACAATCAGAGCATAGTTGACTCAAATGAGCGTTTCGTCAATGAGGTTGTGCAGTATGGACTCGACAACCAGATCGGGTATTCCATCCTGATTGGCACGCCGTTTAGTTTCGATTGCACCACTCAGCGGTTTACCCGCAAGTATCCGAAGGGTGTGCGCACTATTTGCTATCCGGCATTGGTTACGGACATTCCGCAAATGGGCAATCGTAGGGCTGTTAGCGCAGATGAGATGGCGCTTAAACTCGGTGTCCCCGTCGGTCATTCCATTTGGGAAGATAAGTTTCCGACAGAAGAACTGCTGCGAGAACGGGACAACGCCATAGCCAACGGCACCATCGAAAACTTCATGCGCCAGCGGATGCTCGATCCACGCTCCGAAGGTTCGGTGCGCATCCCCATTGAGAAGATGCACCGTATTCCCAAAGAAAAGTTAGAAGAAACCAAGCGGATAAAAATGAACGTCTATGTTTGGGCTGACTACGCATATAGCCGCCAGATATGGGCCGACGAATCCGCCTATATCGTCTTTGGGGTTGACGAGGACGCCAATTACTATATTATGGCCTCTGATTGTGGCAAATGGGGCGACATCGGCACTACCGATAAGATAATTGATAAGGTCATTGAATACAAGAATAACCTAAAGATGGTTGGCGTGGAATCTCGCGGTATAGGTTTTATCGAGCGCAGACTAAATGAACTCAAGCGCGAGAAGAACTTGATGTTCGCATTTGAGGAATTGAAACCAAAGAATGTGAGCAAGCCGGAGCGCATTAAGAGTACCATCTCGCTATTTGATAACGACCAGGTTTATATCATTGATGGGCAAAATAAGTTAGAGGCGCAGATGTCGCGTTTCCGTGGCGAGGAAATGAAACACGGGGATGACCTGATTGATATTTGGGGATATGTTGGACAGCCGGGATTGGTCAATAAACCCGTAACCCAGAAAACAGAAGAAGAAAAAAAGAAAAAGGAAGTACACGAATTTTTTGAGCGCATGGCGAAAAGATGGCCCGATATTCAGAAAGAGAAAGCTGGAACAAGGAGGGTGAGATATGCTGGTGGTATGCGGCCTAATTATTTTTGAGTTGGCGGCGGTTATCGCAGTTAGCATTTTTGCTAACCTTGAGGCGAGAAGGCGCCATGCAGATATTGAGGAACGGTGGGTAATCTTGTTTGCATGGCTGGATAGATTTGATCGCAATTCCAAGGCACTCAAGGACGATATTGACGGCAAATTCGGCAAAGACCTGATTGAAAAACTGAACGCAATATTTAAGTTGGGTAGTCACCCGCAAAAACTAATTGCGGGGAAAGACGGAAAACTTCATAAAATCAATAGGGATTACTAATGGCCGAAAATAAAGAAGAAAAAAAGACCAACTGGGTTGAATGGATCAAAGAGCGCATCGGTGCTGGGGGTCAAGCGCCTCAAAAAGTAAATTTGAAATTTGGGCGCATCGCTTGGTGCCAGGCGTTTGATCGTGGCGACCAATATAAAATCCTCAATGAACTTACGGGCATGATCGAGGATGTTCATATAACCAGGGAAACCCGCTGCATATACAATATTTGCAAGACGTTTAATGATGCCTACGCATCTAAGATGTGGAAGGGTTCTCCCACTCCTACCACTTCGCCATTTTCAACGAATACTGAAAGTTATGATGAGGATATAAATGTAGCCACAAATGCCGCCGTAGAGTATTGGTGGAAAAGCGTGGCTTACGGCTCAATGAAACTGTATGACACCACCAGAACGGCGGCTGTCGGTGGAATTGGAATTGCAAAGGTATATTATGATAAGAACCAGCAAAGCGGATTATATACTGGCGAGGTCATTCTTGAGAAGGTAAACCCGCTTCATCTGTACCCCAACGCCGATGCGACCTGCGATGAGGAGTTTAGAGAGGTCAATCATCGGTTCCCCAAAGAAAAGTCGGTTGCCGAAGAAGAATTTTCCGAGCAGATGAAGAAACTCGGAATTACCGAACTTGAATCGCAAAGCAAGAATGACGCCCATCCCGAAATCGCAGAGGCAAGCAAAAAGGTGGACGATGGGCCAAACGCCGAAGTTAAAAATTCTGTAATCGTAAATGACATCTGGATTAAGAAATGCAAAAAGTATCCCAATGGCAAGCACGTTATTGTCATTGGTGAGCATACATTGGTAGAGGAAGATAACCCCGAACCAGATATGCTCCCATTCTTTGCCTATGTGGTAAACCCGCAAGACAATGACCTCTACGGTCTTGGCATTACATATCCCATCATCCCCATTCAGCGGGATATGAATAAAAACAGCAGCATCATTGCGGAGAACGCCGATTCTATGGGGCATCTGAAATGGCTGGTGAAAGAGGGAAGCGTAACTAACCCGTCTGCCTTTGATGACCAGAGCGGCGAGATTGTTGAATACACCGGGGATGCACAGCCACATCAATCGACCGCCAATCCATTGCCCGAATATATCAATGGCCGCTGGTGGCAACTGCTTGATATTGCCAAGTTCGTAACACACATTCAAGACCTTGGCCTCGGCATGATTCCGCCGAAGGGCAGTCAGATGTCAACCGGTACGACCAACGAACTGGTCAACGGTGAGAATGTCATGTTTGCCCCCGACATCGAGCGCATGGTAAAGTTTGTACAGAAGATTGTCAGGCGCTACCTGTTCCTCGTCAAGAAGTATTATCAGGAAGATCGCATTGTTACAATTATTGGCGAGAATAAAAGACCGGAAGCCATTATTTTCAAACGCGAGAATTTGGCCGATAACTACAATGTTGATATTAAGGTCGGCAGCGGATTTGACCGTAGCGATGATGCACAGGTTACGGCGATCACCAATCTTATGCAGACCCCGGCATTTGAACAGGCCGGAATTGACCCGCGTGTGGTTATGGAAGAACTGATGCGTAAGATGAATATTACCAAGTTGCGTGAAGATACATTCAAAGACGAGCGCCAAGCGAAGCGGTATCTGGATTACATCTTGGCCAATCCCGGCAAAGAATATGCGGTCAATCGCTATGTCAATCCCAACGCGCACATTAAGGTATTTACTGATTTTACCAAGCAGCCGGAATTTGACTTATTGCATCCGGTGGTTAGGGGTACGATTGAGGGTTACATAGACCGTATGGTAAATATGCTACCGCCGCCTCCGAGCGCACCAATGGGGCCACCTCCCGGCGCTCCGGGGAATGAGTTCCCGGCCCCGCCATCTAATGAACCGATTGATACGGGTGGCCGTCCGCCCGAACAAAATATGGATTTAGCGGCAAGCCAACCGGCACCGCAAGGAGTTTAACTTATGTCTGAACCAACGATTGAGTTGTCCGACGCACTGGCTGTTCAATATGGGTTTGCGCCAGCAAGCACCGAGGCGACTGCACCTGTTACAACCGAAGCACCAAAAGAAACACCGGCTACCGAAGCCAAAGGGGTAACTACTCCAACCGCTACTGAAAAGCCAACGGAGAGTGAAGCACCCAAAGCGGCAGATGAAACGCCGAAGGAAGCGGTTAAACCGCTTTACACACCGGATGAAATTAAGCAACTGTGCAAAGATGCCGAGGCAACCGGAAAGATCAATCTTGATACGTCAAGGTTAGATCCTAACGGTATTGCCCTGATGAAATCTTTTCAGCAGGGGCTTGATGGAAAGATT